GCGTCGATCACGCTGCGAATGGCGTAGCCGAGATAATCGCAACCATATAATAAGGCGGTATAGCTGATCACCTTCGTCACAGCGCCGACTCCACGCTTTTGCGAAAGGTCAGGTCGCGGCAGAGAGCCTGATGCAACCCTTCGCCATAGTTCATCGACATATACTCAAAGTGAGCGGTTAGGCTTTTCGTGACATTGGCAATCTCATCATATCCGCACTCTCGCACGAGACCATTGAATATCCCCGCATCGGCAACCGTTTCGCTGATAACTGCCAATCCGTAAGCCGCCGCGACGACCATGCGCAGCGGCGCAATCGTTGGGATGTGTTCGTGCTGATGCACACACAGATACGCCGCACTGTTCCGCAGCAGAGTATGCCGTTCCGCCCCCCACGCGCCCGGCGGCGACACTTTCACGCCGCGCTCCATCAACTGATGGCGAATGAGTTGGCGGCGGGGCACGCCGTCGAAATACCCGATAAAGGCGACATCATACAAATCCTGTTTCGGGGTGACTTCGGGGCACAAGCCAGGATGCGAACCCATCGGGACGTATTTCCCGCCGATCTGCTCACTGTACCATTTGTCGGCTGCCCAGACTTTCACGCCGGGGACGTGAACGCCGTCGAGGTGGTATTCCAAATCCCAAAGCACTATCTTGGCGCGGGCGTTGGGATAGCCCTCTGTCGGAACTTCGCCGTTCAGGATGGTGATCACATAGGCGTTATCGCTATCGGGGTCAATCTCGTCAATGAAGCAGGTTTCAAACTCCGAAAGACGAATTAAAGCACGCAGGTCTTCATAACTTTGGTAGTGATGACGCGGCTCTGCAAAGAAGATGTCGGTCATAATCTCACCGTCGCCGTAATAAGGCGTGAGGTATTGATCAACATGTCGCCTTTATCACCCGCTATACGTATTGTTTTCCCTTCCGCACTTTCCAGTCTGTTAATTATGAGATCGCCTTCTTCACGATTGGCGATACCGATGCTGTAAGTGATGGGAGATGATCCGGCATCGAGGATAATTTCGACTTTCATTCCCGCATCCCCAACAGCAGCGCCTTGTAGTTTGCGCCCACGCGATCCACTTCGTCCCAGATCAGCAGCCCGGCGTCGTCCGCCCGCGACAGTTCGCGCAGCAGGTTTACATCGTCACTGTTGTCGGGCGTGAGCATCCGCCCGCTGAGGAAGTAGGCGGAGCGCGTCTCGGCGACTTCGTGACTCAGGAGTGTGTTGTCGCGGATGAGTTGTGTCAGGAGTGGATAGTCGCTCATGATGCGCCGCCGATCCACCACGCCGCCAGCCAGCCCGCGCCGACGCTGCACAGGTACAAGACAGCATCATTCTTGAATTGCAGGCATGGGACAATGAGAAATGCCCAGACCAACGCGGCGTCCAGGATAAAGAGGGCTTGCTCGAAAATGGGTACGTGACGTGGGCGAAAGATTACGGTAAACTGTTTCATATGCTTTCAGTCCTCCTCGGCTGATTGACAGAGGGGCGTTCGGCAGAGTTGCACCTGCGGAGCGCCTTCTTGCTTCTATAGACTAGCACGATTTTCGTATAAGCGCAATATGGTCGCCACATCGGGCACAATCTCCGCGTTGCCGTCACTGAGCGCCACGTCCATCACGGGCGCGGTTTGCATTGCAGGCTTCGTGCCCATGACCTTATCCGCCAGCGCGCGGAATTCCGCCATCTTCGCTTCATCGACGGGCGGCGGCATTTCGACGACGCGGCTGAACAGTTCCGGGTGCTGGTCGATGTCCGCCGGATGCATGAACAACTGATGCGCGTTCCCGTTGCGCTTGTAGACGCGCCCGGTCGCTGAGCCGACAAACTGGCGTGAGCCTTCGCGCAGAATGGTCGCCAGCACGTCGCCGGGCTGCGCCTGCCCCACGCCGAAATTGTCCTGTGAAACGGTATCCTGACAGCAGCCCATCGCCAAGCCTCCATAACGCTGTGTAATCAAGTCCATTGTCGAGCGGTAACTGACGCCGCCGCCAAACACGTCCGTATCGCCGTAGACGAACTGCCGCCCGCGCTGCCCGTCCGCCGTGTAGTGAAAGAGCGCGCGCGCCAACCGCTTGCCACACAAGCCGGAGCGGGTCAGCTTGACGAATAGCTCCGTGTCCTCTGAACCACTCAGGCTCTCGTCAAATCCACCCGCGAACCTAATCCAACTCGTCGGCAGAAGTGAGGTAATCACGTGCCACGTCTGGTTAATCCAGGCACACTCCGGCGCTTCGACTACGCCCGCCTCAATCCAGTCGGTATACACGTATTTGCGACCATCGTATACCCCCAGCGTCGCCTCAACGTAATCCGGCTCAACGAAGTCATCGGCATCGAGCGGAATGATGAAATCCGTCTTGACCTGCTCAATCGCTCGGTTGCGCGCCCAGCCCGCGCCACGCTTGTCTCGGTCGTACACGACGATACACTCGGAAGGGATGGTCTGGCAACGCACACTCTCAACGGCGCGCTCAACAATCTTATCGTGATAGGGCGCACAGGCTACGATGAACGTCGCAGGTCGTTTCATAACAGGCGATTAGACCATTCGGAGGGCAATTTGTTGTTTCTTGACATGTTACACATTGGGCAACTGATCACGATATTCTCAGGCGCATTGCTACCCCCGCGAGACAGGGGGATGCGATGATCGATATGATATTTATCGAGCGTGTGCCCACACCACCAACATAAACCCTTTTGTGAACGTAATTGGAGATCAATGTCCGCTTGCGTATATCGCCCACCATTGCCAAGCCTGTGCGCCCGCCGCCGATGAACATTGGCTAAGATGCGATCAGGATGCCGTTGGCTGTAGCGTTTCGCTCGACGCGAACTGGATTCAGGATGTCGCTTCTGAGAATTGGCTTTATGCTTTTTAACCTTATCGGGATTGGCTTTGCGCCATTCACGTTTCTCGCGTGCGGTTCGCTCCGGGTCTTTGTGTTCATGTTCGCGTGTGTATTGGGTCGCACAAGGCTTACAAGCTGAACTCAACCCGCCCTTTAGGGATGAAGGAATTCATTTACCAGAATGTGAATGACAGTTCAATCGTCAACACGGATAGTAGCACCGTATACCGCAATTTGGACGGTCAATACGCAGGTCATGAGACAGTAGACCACAGGGCGAAGGAATACGCTCGTGGTCTGACGCATATCAACACGGCTGAAAGTTGGTTCTCGCTGCTCAAGCGCGGGGTGATCGGGACGTTCCACCACGTAAGCGCGAAACACCTAGACCGTTACGCCCAAGAATTCGCATTCAGGTGGTCACATCGTAAGACGACTGACTACGAGCGCACGGTTGCGGCGATTAGGGTTGTCGGCGGGAAACGATTGATGTACAAGACGCTGATCGCTAAATAAGTAGGGACGTTGCCTATGAAAAAGCCCGCAGTTGCGGGCTTTCTTATTGGTGGGGTTTTACTCAGTTATGTCAGTCAATTGATTCACTTCACGTCGTTGGGGTAAAAATGCTCTCATCAAATCACGGTTCGCCACAATGCCGTCATCCTTTAGCTTGAGCAAATCCATATGACCTAAGTCCCTCACATCGCGGCGGAAAGTCTTGTCCGCTAGTGTTGCATACGCTTCAGCAACACGGGGTGACACATGCCGTAGGTTGTTTAACGGAACGGGCTTGTCATGCTCCGACAAATCGAATAGTAATTGCTTTTGCCGAATCTCTCGCTCTGTTGGATATTCGCCAAAAACTTCATTGACATAGCTTTGCCAACTCATTTTCAACTGTTGTTCTTCTACATAAGCGATTTGACGGTTCAGTTGATCCCTAAAACCCTGAAGCGCATACTCAAGGAATAGGTATACACCTGCATCATCTTGCAATTTTGAACTCATATCCAGATGTCGATAATACTCGCTTCGGGTCATATTATAATGGTTCGTAAGCAGGTGGGCGGCAACAGTCGGCAGTCCCGCTGCTAGGAGAAGTCTAAACTCAAGCATTCGCCCAGTTCGCCCATTTCCATCACCAAATGGGTGTATCCATTCGATGTAAAGATGAGCCAGAATTGCTTTTACAATCCCAATAGGAATTCGACTGTTTTCCGGTACTTGGAGGTTTCTATTCATCCACTTGCAGAGAAGATTTGTCAAATATGGTATGTCTTGAGCAGGAGCGCCAGCATATGACCCCACACCAGCGGGGTACGTGCGAAATTCTCCACGTTCAACGTCTTGTCTTAGAGGTAAATCTGAAAGAACCATCTCATGGAGTTTTTGTATTTCTTCAACCGTGAGCGCGACTGAATTGTTGTCCTTTTTTTCGAGAACATAATCTTTGACAATGTTGCAAGCATTGATAATGTTCTTCGCCTCTTTTTCAAGGTATTCCAATGAAGGTGGTAAATCGAGTGTCCCCCCTTCAGGAACAAGTTGTTGCACTTCTGCTTCAGTCAGTGTATTGCCCTCAATTGCTACGGTTGCCTGTGCGCCTTTCGCCAGGTACACCAAATACATTCGGTCAGCTATCTTTGGAGAAAGAGGAATTCCAGAAATCTGATCGCATTTTGCCTCAATCTGACCTAGCAACTGCCATACACGAGCGGGTAAACAATTGATGTCAAACTGAAAATTAATATGAGAATGCCGATCCATATATTCCCGTTTAGTATCCACGCTCATTGTCCTCCAGTGTGTCCGCTAAATAACGTGCTATCGGATCACACATTATAGCACCTTATTACGGCAACGCAAAAGGCAATTCTGAGCGTGAAATAGTGATGGCATTTATAAGAAACCTGTAGTAGAGTCAGAACGGTTGCCTGATGAATGTCACGACGACTGTCCACACGAACTAGAAGTAACTAAATGCACCTTAACAACTGAATAGGCATCTGATGAGGTCTTTGTTGTTGGCGTGAGCAGTAGCATTACTCAGATCATCGCTCAAGCCGAAACCATAAGGACAACGACATGGTACAAACCGCAAGTCTGGTGTTCGCTGGCACATCCGGCAAGAGATACACCTTCGTGGTGTATCCTCTGTATACCGCATTTAACAACGTGGGCGCTGTGTACGGGTTTATCCGAACTACCTCAGATTTTTGGGGACAACCCGTACACAGCGCGGTCTATATTGGGCAAACAGGAGAGCTTGGAACTCGCCTGTCCAACCACCACAAATGGGAGTGCATCAAAGCGCAAGGTGCGAATCGCGTATGTGTCCTTCGCGTGGACAGCGAGCTTATGCGCCTGAGCATTGAAGCCGATCTCTGCATGAACTACAAGCCGCCGTGCAACGACCTTCTGAAGTCGGTGCGTTAGGCTCTATGTCGGTCACAACGTAGACGTTGTGAGTTAGGCTGCTTGCGCCAACAACATAGCCCTCATCAATCGTGTGAAGTTCGCTCTTTCTTCGTCGGCTGTTTCTTGTCGTCTTTGGGCATCGGCGGCGATTTCAATAACTCGGTCAGCGCCTCATCCAACGACAGCGGATAGAGAGAAATTGGCTTCTCTCTAGGTTTCTTTTCGTTTGTGCGTTTCTCACTCATGCATATACTCCCGGCATATACGTCTCGTCTTTTTGCCGAAAAATACAGCGAATCCCTATTTTTGCACAGTTGTGTCAATTTTACAACTAGTTAGCATGGCACTATCATAATCCCTACATGGTTGTACCAACGATATAATCCCCAAAGAATTGCTCACATCGTGAACACCAGCGCATTCCATCCGGTTCTGATGGACGTACTTTGCGCGTATGAACCCATCCATTGAGTTCGCGGCGACGCTGCTTTTTACACTCTCGACAACGAGCATCTAGTCCGCTTTTGCGTTTCTTGCGCGGCGGGAAATATTCGAGTGTCGCTGGATAGGAAGCACGGCAGACGGTGCATATCTTCTGAGAGATGGTATCATTAGACATAGTTGGCACTCCACGAAAGTGCTGATGAGGTAGCCACGAGTGTTTCTGCACTCGTGGCTACCGTTATTATACCACAGAACGAGACTAGATGTTCGCTGCCGTCAAAGCTCCGCGATAAGTAATACCCCCATTAACATAGAGGCTGGTCGATGGATAAGGCATCAGCGCCGGGTCGATGTACTGAGCCTGAAGGTCATTCAAGCGACCACTCAGAAAAGGCGTTTCGAGGATCAATCGGAAGCGGGCTTGGAGATGATACTCGAAGCATAGTCCCGTGCTTCTCACGCCCATCAGGTACATGCCGTTGTTGATGACGCGCGTCTGCTGCATGATGGCGTTCGACCAGCGTTCGGTATAGCCGTTCGCCATGTCGTAGTATTCCATGCGCAGCAGCGGCATCCCTTCCCATTCGACGGGCAGAATGTACACGTCGCTGTTATAGGTCTGGTTGGCGGTCGCGTCGAGCGCGATGCCGTCGCTGAAGGCAACCGGCACTTGCACACCGTCGATTAAGAGGTACTGGTTGGCGTACATCTCCGTGCGCAGTTCCTGGATGCGCATCCCGTCGCGCATGTTCGGCGCGCTGGTGCTGCCCGCGCAGGCATACGTCGAGTAGTTGCACGCCCAGACTTCCGTCAGCGGCTGGAACAGTTCCTGGCGCATGACGATCACGAGCCGGACGTTCGCCATGCCGACGCGCGAGGCGCGCAGCTTCAAGCCGCGATAGAGCGACGTGAGCGCCTTGACGACATCCACGCCCTGCGCGCCGTTGCCGGTGATCAGGGCGTTGAACGAGACGACCGCGCTGTCGGCGGCGGCGCAGAGCGGCGTCCCGGCGGCAAGCTGATCCCGGTAGCCTGTTTTCACCTGCTGGTCAATGCCTGAGAACTGGGTGATCCAGCCCGTGTTGGGCAGACCGTTGATCGTGCTGGCTGCCACGCCCGCCTGACCCAGCACGCCGTTCAGTTCCATCGTGCGCTCTAAGTCCACGCCGATGCGGAAAAACTCCGTCTGCATCGGGTCGCGGGTGTCGGCGAGTTGATACATCAGTTCCGGGATGAGCGGGTTGTAGTTGGGGCCAGCGTTGAGGATTTGCGCGGGCACGTCGGCGCGATTGCGCAACTGCCCGATCAGTCCAGCCGCTTCGAGGTTGGTTTTGATGTAGTAGCTGCCCCAGCCGAAGACCTGAGCGCACGTCTTGAGCTGTCCGACGGTGGGCGGATCGCCGCAGAAACCCGTCGCGTTCGTGCCTGACGAGGCGGTCTGCCCGGTCATGATTTCGAGGATGTCATTGGCGTAGGCGCTCTTGGTCATGGAGAGCAGGTTCATAAACGAGAAGGGGCGTTCCAGCGCCGAGAAACGCTGCGGACGCACGCCGGGGGCGGAGAAAAGCCCGAACTGCGAGCTGTTGCCCTGAAACGGCCCCTGAAGCGCGGGCGCGTCGAGCGTCGTCGACGCCGGGTTGTTCTTCGCGCCGAGGCTGATCATACCCGCCTTTTCCAGCACCTTCAGTTCGTCCATCGTGTACGTTTTAGTGCCGAGTTGAATGGTGTTGTTCGGCATGGTTAAGACCCTCCTTCCTGAGCGAAAATGTTGCGCTTTAATTGCAGTTTGAGCACCGGGTCAAAGTAGGTTTCCTCGGTATTGACGCCCAGGTCTTTCGCCTCCTGTTCGGTGACGAGCGTTCGGTCTGACTGGCTTCCGCGCGGACGCATCGCCAGTTTCTGGCGCATCTCGGCAACGTCGGCTTTCAGCCCATTGACGGCTTTGACCGCTTCCAGCGCGGCTTTGACCGCTTCCGCGCTGCCCTCAATCACATCCGGCAGCAAGTCCTTGAAGGCGGTCGTCTGCGCTTCGTCTGCCGCTTTCTCGTCGGTGCTTTCACTCGTCTCTACAAAGTCCTTGAACTCCACGTCGAGTTCTTCGAGGGCTTTGCCGCGCTCGTCGAGGTTGGCGAGGATGTGATCTGCCACGTCCGCGCCGAACACCTTGTCGAGGTACTTCTTCTTGCGTTCATCGACTGCCATTGCTTTTACTCCCTCTAACGAGGTGAACAAATTCGCCTCAACGCCTCGCGGCAAGAGACTAATTTCGAACGAATTGAACCGATGGTAATGCTTGCCATCGAACGTGCTGGCTTCATAGGCAAAGCCGTGCGAGTCCGCCGTCTTATCCGCGTTCTTCGCGTAGAACGCCTTCGCCTGCTGTGCCGCTTCCGTGTCGTCGAATGTGCCACCCGCGATCAGGAAATGCCCCTGCCGCGCCACGAAATCCGCCTGTCCGATGCGCGTGCCCGGCACGTGCCAGACCCACAGTTCCGGCTTGGGCACGACGCCCATATCGACACGCGCGACGTAATCGTCAATCGCCTTGCGGGTGAAAATCTCTTTGTCTCTATCGGCGAAGTCATTACTCCAAACGGCAAGGAAATGTCCGTCGGAAGTAACTTTGAAACTGGTCTGCAAATCGTCTTTCGTGCCGAGACGCGCCTGAATACGCTCCCAGATGCGGTCAAACAGCGCCTTCCCAGCCACGTCCGGCGAATGCGCTTTGTCATACCCCACAGGCGGCGTGCTGTCGCTGCACTCGGCTTTCGCCTTGCTCTCGGCGTCGGCTTCGCTGATCCCCGTCTGCCGATATTTGACCAGCGCCTTCTCGTAGCAGCCGTTGACCAGCGCCTTCACTTCCGGCGCGTCGGCTTCGATACCCGTCTCCGCCGCCTCGACACAATCCTGTTCGGCGCGGGAGAGGGCGAGCGCGGGCGGCATTCCGGCGGCTTCGTAGCGCGCGGACGTTTCACCCACGCAGCCAGGCACGGGCGGATCAGGTTGCATATTGGCGACGGGCTGCGATAGCGCCTTCGCTTCGAGGCGTTCGTTGATCGTCATGGCTTTGTTTTCATTGGCATAAAGCGCGCTCATGTGTTTCTTCGCCTCATCTTCGCTATCGGAGCAGCCCATGCTTGCGCCGCCGTCCTGCTTCACGACACAATATTTGCTCCCCTGCTTTTCAATCCGATACGGCATACGCGCCTCCTCTGGGCAAACAAAAACCCGCTTGGGAGGCGGGTTCGGATGTGACTTCTTCTCTCAATTGTGGGGGTATTGCCTGTTCTCAACCGCTGCTCTAAGCATTCACACGCTCAAGGCGGTGAGCACATGAAAATCCCTTACAGGCATAGCTTTCCAGGTCTACACCGGGACGGAGTTTTTGAGCCGCCCACTCGGACATTCTCATGGTCTTGTTTTTGAGTGACTGGCACGTTTCACAAGATTCAGCGCCGTCATCTCCTACGAATTGATAAACGGCGTTGGCGTTGGCGCTTTCAGCGCCTTCGTAATACGCTTTGGTGAGGCTGACATTCCCCCACATTTTCACATGCTGTTCGATTTGTGCGTCGGTTAATCCTGATTTGTACGAAGATGTGAGAAACTCTGAGACGAATTTCGACTGCTCGGCAAGCCAGATTGTATGTGCCGATAAGTCCGCATCAGACAATCCGGTTGTAACGCCATTTTCGACAAGACCGTCTAAGCGCGCACGCTTGCCGTACGAATTCAGAATGCCTCTCATCACCACGCCAGCCCGCCGACGATTTACGTCCCCGTCTAATCCGGCATGAATGAGGTCAACCAAGTCTGTCTCAAAACTGGCTTCGGTATCGGCAAAATCTTTTCGCGCATTCGGCGTGCTGTCCGTCGCCGTCGTCTCCTGTGTCGTTGGCTTGCCTGTGCCAGCAGCAGCGGCGGGCGGCTCTTTGCCGACGGGCTTGGCGTTCTCCTCGGCGGCGGGCTGCACGTCCACGTCACCCAACTGCACCAGATTGCCCGCGTCGTCGATCAGCACCTTTTCGAGCGCCGGGACTTGATCCGCCAGCAGCTGCGCCGCGACCTGAGCGCCCACCATCGGCGCGAGCGCGGTCGCAACCGTCACCCAGACCTGTGCGGTGGTCGCATCCTTCTGCGCTTTGGTGCTGTCGCTCGTCTTGAACGCGAACTCCAGACTTTCGGGCAGAACGTCGTTCATCTTGCGCTCAAAGAGACGCAGAAACGCCGCGTAGGTATTGCCTTTCCCCTTCTCGTCGAGGACTTCGCTCTGCATCCCACTGCCGAGCGCCTTACTGCTGAGGGGGCGCAAGTCCTGCGGATCGACGCCAATCGCCAGCGCCATGTCGTCCACGTCGACCTGCATATAGACCGGATAATCGAACTTCTCCGGGGGGCGCGAGAAGGTAAAGTTTTCCAGTTCGGCTTTCTTCGCCGGGTCAAGGTTGTAAATCCACATGACATTGCCCCAGGGCGGCGGCGCGTCATTGTTCTGTTCGGCGGTGTAGCGCGCGATCATGTTGTCGCGGACTTTGCTGTCGATGTTGTTGGCAATGACGACGCCGGGCGAGGGCTTGTCGTCGAGGTTGCTGACGATGTAGCGGTTGAGGTACATCTGCCGTTCCACCACCGCAATCGCCCGTGAGAGCGCGCACAACCCATAGCCGGGGTTGTTCTGATCGCCGTCTTCCATATCGACCAGATGAATGACACGGCTGCGATGCAGTTTGTGCAGCTTGCCGTAACGTGACCAGTAGAGGACGGGATGCTCCGGGTCGCCCGTCGGGTAGCACCAGAAGCTGTCCAGGTGCGCCAGTCCCGTCACCATCCCGGTCGGCTCGCGCATCTCATCGCCGGGCGCGATCACCTCAATCCACGCCCCGCCGTCGAAGCGCAGAAAATCCGAACAGACGCGCGTCAGAAAGCTATCCCAACCCCCCGTGAACTGGCTGGCGCGCCAGACGCGCTGAAAGTAGTTGGACAGATTGCGCCCGCCGCTGATCTCCCAAGGCGTCGAAGTCCATTTCTTGACCAGCCCCGCCTTCGCGCCCTGCCAGAGTGTGCCGTACTCCTGACGGTCGTAGATGCGCAGCACCTGCTCGCGTCGGCGCGTGCCCCAGGGCGGCAGGATGGGTCCCTGGCGATACTCGTAGAGCCACATCGCCGATATCCCGTCCTTGCTGATGTCGGGAATGTCCTGCGCCGACTGCTGAATAACCGCGTTCAGTTGGGCGTCGGTCATTGCTTTTGAACCGTTGAGCATGAGCCGCCTTGAGGGATTAGTCGAGATTTAGGTAATAGGCTTCGTGAACTGCCTGTGAGAGCGCGACCGCCGCGTCCATCGGCAGCGTGGGCGTGCGATGGACGATGCGCATCTTATGCCCTTCCTGATCGATGTCCGCGTCGGCATTCTGCAAGTGCTCGCGCATGACCGGATTGCCGTTCTGAACGATGTCGCGCTGCATAATGTGCTGATACAGTCCGGTATCCGCTTCCAAACGCGGCGCGCCCTGCGAGAACGGCTTGCAGTAGCAGACGCCCTCGCGCAAAAGCCGCTGCGCCATATCCTCCATTTGCATCGGGTCGTAGGTCGCCACGATCACATTGTACTCGCGCGCCAGTCGCCGGATTTCCGCTTCCGGTTCGGAGAAGTCGATCTTGCCGTGCGGCGGCGGCGTCCAGACATTCACGTAGCGAACGTAACACTTCTCTCCCACGCGGCTCACGGCGACGACGGCGAAACAGTCATGCGTGACCGCCGCGTCGATGCCGACGACCAGCGAGACATCCTTGTCGAGTTCGGGGAATTCACCTAGGCAGGCGTCCCACCACTCAATCGGGATAAAGGCGTTAGTCGAACTAACCCACTCGTTTTTATGAATGCGCCGGAACTCATCAGCACTGAGGGTTGCTGCCTCTTGCCTGTAGTACGCTGGAACTTGCCACGAGCAACGCGGGATTGTGTTCCATAAGCAAATGAACCGGGCTGATTGATTCTCGTAAAGTTCTAGCCCCTCAATGCCTACGTCAACTAAAACACCGTGTTTAACGCCACTGTCATAGAGTTGTTCAAGGATCGGTGAACCACCATCATAACCAGCATATGATTCGCAAAACCTCAGAGATTTTCCGTATTTGAGCGGAGATAAGGTCGTTTCTGTCCAGAGTTGTTTAGCTGCCTCGTTCTTTGCTGCCCACAGTTCCGTAAAGCAGACAACCAGATCGCCGCCGCCCGCCTCACCCTTCGGATCAACAGCTATCGCTTCAATCGTCGTATGGTTCGGCAGTTCGATACGGTAGTTCTTGACTTTACAGACGGCACGCAAGCGGGGATTGAGTTCAATCGCTCGCGTGATATAGTAGAAAGTACGACTGTTGGCTTGCTTGAGGTCATTGCCGACGACGCGGCAGGTTTCCCATTCGTGATGCCACGCCATCCAAAGTACGGCAATCCCGGCAATCGTGGACTTGGCTGACTTTTTCAGGTCACTCCACAACATGAGGCTGTAACGCAGATTGCCGTCCGGGTCGCGCTCGAAGGCTTTGCGCAGCACTGCTGCCTGATACGACTCTAACTGGATCGCGCCATTCGTTTCGGGGATGTAGAACTCACGCTCCGCCCAAGCAACCGGATCGTCGGGGAGATAAGCAATCTTACTTCCCGGCGCTGCTGCTTTCGCCAATGCCGTCTGCACCAATGCGCGCGCGGTCAGCGGTTGAGGCTTGCTGGATAATCTGCTCAAAGACATCAGATGCGTTTAACCCTTGTGCTTCGATTGCGTCAATCGCCCGTTTGAGTAAGTCGGCGTCCACGTTGAAGTTGACCTGCTCGGTGCGCTCAACGTAGCCGCGCCGCTTGCCAATCGTCTTGAGCGCAAAGGCGATTGCCCAGCCCTCTTTCCGCTGGATCGCGCCCATCAGCGCGATCTCGGCAACGTCAATCACCTTCTCGCGTTCGGCGTCAATCACCGCGCGCACATCGGGTGACTTCTTAATCCAGTTGTAGATTGTCTGCGGGTTACACTGGAGCATATCGGCTGTTAGCGTCACCATCCCCTTGTTGGCATGGAGCGCCGCAATCACATCTTCTTTAATCAGGTGGGCTGTCATATCTCAACTCTGCCATATTTACGCTTGCAGTTCGGGCGTCAAGCCCATGCCGGACATGCGCTCCAAGACGCAAGCGACGTAGAGCGGTTCATATTCGAGCGCCAGACAGGTCGCGCCGTTCTGCTCAGCCGCTTCAATCTGCGCACCACTTCCGGCGAACAGGTCAAGCCAAATACCGTCTCTACAGTACATATTGCCGATTTCGGCGAACAGCGCGACAGGCTTTTCGGTCGGATGAATGCGCGCTTGCCCCCATTGACTGCCTTTGTGCAGACCGTTCCAGAGGTGATGAAACAGGCGCGCGGGCTTGTCGAGGTTCGTCCATGCCAGTTCACAATCCGCGAAGTTATTGCGCGTAATGTCCTCGCGTTTGTCCCAACATATCCAACATGAGGAAATCGGCAGTTGGTCGGCGTAATAGTTCGCGCCCCACAGGATGACAATCGGCGCGAGGTTGAGGAACACAGTCGGGTCAAATGGATGGTCGTCGCCTTCGATGACAGGATATACGTTGCTCTGAATGATGTTGGCAGGGTTGCCCCTGCCAACATCATGGCGGGACTGGCGCACTGGCGCGCCAGTCCCGCCGCCTACCTTGCCGCTGTCGCGTTCCGCGACAGCGGACTTCCCTTTGCGTCCGGTTGATGCGGTTGACCCGAATGGCTTCGATCCACCGATAGCGGCGGATCGATCACCCTTGTGCGGTTGCACAATGTTTATCCCATACGGTGGATCGGTGTGCAGCATATCCACCACGTAGCCCTCGGTCAATCGGTCAACGTCGTCCATGCTGTAGCTGTCGCCACAAAGCAGACGATGCTGCCCGATATTCCAAAGCTGTCCACGTTCAACCTGATACTTATCGCGCAATTCCTCAGCATGGTTCATCAGCGCATTCGCATCGCCGCCTGCGCCGGGTTCGCCATTCAGCCCCGCCAGTAGCGCATCGAGTTCGCCCGCGCTGAACAGGTGCTCGAAGTCGAAGCCCGCGTTCACATCGGCGAGTAACTGCTCCGGCGACCACTGCAAATCCATTTGCGCAACACGGTTGTCATAGTACGCCATGCGCCGCGCCGGGTTATTCGGGTCATTGTCCGCGAGATCGAGGTCGTCGCGCTGCACGACGACCAGTTCATCGCCGCGCGTATGGACGATGACCGCGTTCTCGAAGCCACGATCTATAGCACGCTCCGTCGTCTTATTGCCCGCGATGATCACGCCGTGCTTGTCGGTGACAATGCTGCGTCCCAGCCCGGATACGCTCAGGCTGTCGTCGAGCATGGATAAGCCGCGCTCCGTGCCGACATTCGCGTTTGACGGGTCGGGCGTGAGGTCGCTAATCTTCCGGCGCTCAACGCTCGGCTCAGCCTGTTTCCTGACCGCCATCCCGTACCGTCCGCATAGGAATCAAAAGCCGCCTCGTTCGCTTGCGAAACTGGGCGGCGTGTGTGACAACTTGTTTTTCGTACAATGTGTCCTAACTATCTTAAACCTGTTTCCCTCAATGTCAATTATTTGTCAATACCTCCGCGCAAAGTGCATGATCTTCAGGCGTAAATTGCGTTCGTGCTGACACTGACGACATTCGTCATTCAACCCGTCCTTGCGCCCCTTGTGCTTGTTGAAGGCGCGACGCGGCGCATAGTGTGAACCACTCTCGTATCCGCTGCACAGTCGATACGATACGCCATTCTCATCCACTGGGATCGGCTCAGGCGTCGGGTCGGCTGGGCGTATCGTATCCCACCAATTGAACAGACTGTCCAGATCGCAGCGAACTGTTTTCGAGCCGATGCTCTGCGCCGGAAAATAATCGCCCTGATCAACGGATGATTTGCCGTCCACGTGGATTGCATTGCCGCGCGCCATGCTGCCTCATGCGGGATAAGTGGCATACCCCTTCAAGACTAACGCACATTTTCCCGCATTGCAAATCAGTCGAGGCGCGGCGGGTCATGCAGTAGCGACCCGTCCGGCATGATCTCGTCGCAACCGACGGCGAAATGCGCATCGCAGCCATTGCAGCGCAGTTCGTTACAGCGCATCCCGCCCCAATACCCGCCTTCATCCACACCGACGAATGTCAGGTCGGCTGAACCGCAGACACAGCATCGTTCGTCCGCGGCAATCCGTGTATCCCGCTGCTCGTTCATCATGTCTCTCCTACCCCATTATGCTTTGGCGCATGCTCCAATTCGCAAACGCGCGCCGATTATGCGCCGCGACAATCCCGTTTTCAGCGAAGGAATTGCCGAAGCACACGCCCTCCTCACCTCCGCCCCAGTTGATCGCGCCACAGACCGCGCAGTATTTTTCTGAGAAAGGCAAGTACGTGGCAATCGTCCAACCCGTTTCAACCCATTGATGCGGTTGGTTCTTCTCGCGCGCGAATAAGAGGGCGTCCTCAAGTCCGTCGAGGTAGTCCTGTCCCCGAAATGAATGCCAGCCTTCCGGCGGCGGGTGTTGCCGATCATGGCGCGGATGACTTTCGGGCAGCCCGCAGCGCAGACAGTTCTCAAACTCGTTCATCATGCCAACCTCCACTTCATGTCGAGATATGAATAGCCGAACACGCGCATCAACTGCTGCGCGCGCCGCAAGCTCTGTTCCACGCACCAGCGCGCCCCTGCCAATGCCCGGCTTGGCGATATGCCGTGCGTCTCGAAGACGTGGGCAATGGCGCAAACCAGACACTCGACACGCCGTTTCCACAACGCCTTTCCGCCATGCCCTTCGATATAGCGCTGACCATGCTGTGCGTCCATCAGTTGCGCCATTCCACAGCCACAGTCACAGTCGCGCAGTTCCAGTCGAACCGTCTTTAATTTGGGATATGCCCTACCCCTACCCTGCCGTGCAGAACGGCGTTTCCTGCTATTCCCTCTCTCGCTCATTCGCTCCTCCCCTGCTCCGCTATAAGTTCAAGTCTCAGTTCGTAAATCCGCATCAGCAGGCGTCCCTTTTCCGTGACGTAAAAGCGGAATGGATGCCCCAAGGGTTTGACGATTCCGCGCTCATCGAGGTCTTCCAGCACGCCGGAGTTGTCATAACCGTCCATAGCGAGCAATCGCTCATTACGGGTATGTGTGCCAAAATACTCACCACCAACCACTCGCCCTTTTCGATCTTCCTCAGCAAATTTCAGGATGTTGTATTCGAGCGCCACTAGGTATCGAATGAATTCATCTGCCATGCTGCAACCCCTCCCCTTCCCCGCCACCCGTTGGCGGCTCAACGCCGAGGGCGGTCACGTCCAGCGTCTCGCGGTAAAAACCGATCACGTTCTCGACAAAATGACAGTCATCCTTGCTCATGTCTAGTGACGTGCGCCAGAGCGCCATGAAAACCGGGTGATCGGCGTCGAATGGCTCGGCTTCAAACAGGCGCAAGTCGGTGCAGAGGTCGCGCAGCGCCAGGATGTAGCCGGAATAGTCCTGCGAATTGTGTGTTAACTTTGTGTGTAGCCCCTCGCACATAATAATTCTCCCTCAGACCCCTCTCACACATTGAATTCTGTGTTTGTGTGTAACTGGCTTCCCATATTCCACACCCTCTTAATTACGTAGTAAAAATGATTGAAAAAACACACAATACACAATACACACAAACACACAATTCATGATCCGACACCCGCCATGCGATAGAAGGTCGTCGGTCTGCCACGACCTTCAGGCTTGAAGTCATACTTCTCAATCAAGCCGTCATCTGCTAAAACCGTGATCGCTTCAACGGCTTTGGCGCGCGGTCGCAGGTTGCAGTCCTGCATGATCTGACGCAGGGTAATGCCTTTCACTCCAGACTGACGAATGAGCGCCAGCACCTTGTTGTCATCGCTGTCACCCGTCCTGGAGCGACTGACATCCTGCTCCAGCCGATGCAGGCTCTCGCGCCAACTCTCGCAAATCATTTGGGCGGCATAAGCGTGACGGGCTTCAATGCGATAAGGGGTATCCGTTGCCTCAATGCCCCCTAAAAGTATGGCAACTTTGTAGGACATGGTTGCCAACCGTGAATAGAAGGCGGATTGAATGTCTGAGATCAGTCCATCCGCTGCGAAGTCATCACCGACTGCTTTGCGGTAAGCGCGAAGCTGTTCTTCTGCATCAGGGGCAATGGATAGATAAACGTGCGGCGGCGTTTTCACCTCATCAGTGGCATGTGATTCCCAGGGCAACGTATAACGAAAGAAACGCACCAACCGTTCGATGATTGAATCAGGATTAGGAATGTCGTCCGATGGATACCGATAAGGCTCTCGCCCTTCCGGGGTCAGAATTGCGAAGCGTGGCAGTAAACCGCTTTCGTAGAATTCTGTACCGACATATTTTCCATACATACCCGGCGTCGTCGCGCCCAGGAATGAGAGGCACGGGTCCTTGATGCTGATCAGCCCTGTAGATTTCAGGCGGCGCTCCCAGACCCCCGGTGATGCGTCGTATCCCTGTGTCCAGAATTCCTCAAACCCCTGCATATAGTCTTTACGCATATTCGCAAAGAAAGAACTCACCTCGTCTTTGAAGAAACTGCGCTGTGCTGCGATCTTCCGACTTAAGCGCCAGCGTTCTTGAACGTCGGGCGAAAGATTTTCATAGTTGTTAGGCTTGACTCCGGCGAGTTCATCAAACAGGGCTTCAGGTGTCATGTCGGCGGGCAGAAGGATCGGGGCGAGGTTCGCCTTTTGCAGGATGGATTTGGCAAGGTTCATCGCTGTCGATTTACGGTAGATGGTGGTTCTGCCAACGATCAGCACAAACAGGTTCGGGAAAATCGTTTCACCACCGATGCGAACGCAGACGCGCCGCGTCGAAGCGGTCGCCAGCAACCACAACCCCATTGCCTCGTGAAACAGACGCGGTGTCAAGGGACTGGATTCGACTGCCCATGCCAGATAATCGTCCAACCAGGCGCGCCCCTGTGCCGCCATGCGTTGTTTTTCAGGCGACAATTGTGCGTAATCTGGCAGCGAGGGACGAATTTGAGGCTTGTCCGGCGGATGTTTCCCGTTCGGGGTGGGCACGAGTGCTTCAGGAGGCGGTGTAATCGTGACGACGTTGGTAGGCTGGCGCTCAAAATTCGCGGGTTGCGGGCGCGGTTCGGACATGCCCGCCTCCATGCCGCTACGGATCGTGGCACGGGCGGCGGTTTCGCCGTCTTTAGCCACATAACCGTTGTTGTGGGCGGCGGCGAATAGGTTCTGCTCGATGTTCGCCCGGCTCAAGCCTGTCCAGGGCGCGCCCACCAGTTCGCCTACGCTGCGCGCGGTGACGTAAAGTGCCTGATTGCGCCCGCTTCCGGTTTGCATCAGTTCGCGGAATTCCTCATCGAGCGCCTTTTCTACATAATTGCGATAACGCTCACTGTCAAGCGGGGAGATCACAAACGGGACTTCGACAGGCTGAATGGCGCGCGTTTCGTCAGGATGCGCTGGAAGCGCTTCCAGTGTCGCCAGTGGCAGTCGTGCGCTGGCGACGGCGCTCCAGCCCAGCTGAGTTGAGCCGTAGAACTGGCGCGCCGCATCCTTACACTTCTTGTCGGCGTCTTTGACGGCAAACTTTGTCAGCAGGCGCAGCAGCATCCGTCGGTAGAGTGACACGTCAGTCATTAGTTGATCGAGGATGAATAAGATGCGGCTGCGCGGCGCTTCCGTTGTACTGGACGGGGTTGGATAAATCAGGTAGGCATGTTCTTCGATGAAGGGGTCAATGGCGAGTGCTTGAACGTCCTGCCCTTCGTCAAAGTCGATCCCCATGATTTGCGCCGTGAGGAAATTCTCTTCTTTGCGCCAGTCGTTTTTATAGGCGGCAATCGAGATCGCCTTGCCAGAGGTAACATGCTGCGTGATTTGCTCTGGCGTCCAATGCACGGTTTCGTAAGCGCCGTATGCCCAAAGATTGGACGGTTTGCCCTCTTTGTTCTCGCGTAATGGGGCGCAGTTCTCTTTATTGAAAAAGTGGCGACTGATAGATAGGGTGATTTTGTCGGGGATGGGCGCTGTGGTAGAATGGGATAAATTACTCATCACGGGTTGCCTCCGTTGAGTGGGTATAGGCGGCGGGCAGGTGGTGGTACACTTGCCCGTTCGTCGCTAAATTGTCCCATCATTATCCCTCGTGCTTCGCTCATTTGCAAACTTTGTTTCCCTCAAACAGTCGCCGTGTTGAAGTTCCAACGTGTTCACTCTCGTCACTGCTGGCGCATGGGCGCGTTGCGCTGATACCAGCGTCGCACCAGCCGCATGAAATCCGGCTGCGGCGCGAAGCGCTGTTTGACTTGCAGCCGACGGTTCTGAGCCAGCGCGCGGATCGGATAACCGAAGTTGGCAATCTGAAAGGCAATGTCCCTCTCTCGCCGCCTTTTATTGAGCTTCGCTGCCATGCTGTCTACTCCAAACTAACGTCCCGTTAAATGTGCCCCACCTGCCGTTTCCAGGCGTCAATTCGCGCCTGCTTTGCCTGTGCAACACGCCGTTTAGCCTCGCGCCTGCTGCGATGGGCTTCCTTGAGCAGCGCAATCTTTTCCTGAAGGTCGCTCGTTAGTTTCATTTCGAGCAACCCGGCGGCGTCCTCACTCAGAACTCCATCGTCAATCTCATCCAGTTCGTCTTGCAGACCGGCGATCATGTCTTCTAGTCCGTCAATGTAGTCCTGCTGTTCGGCTTCGATCAGCGGATCGTCACTGGGCGAGTTAAAGTAATGGTCAAAGCACATTTCATGACCGGGATCGCCAAAGGTATCCAGCGCGCCCGTCAGGTCTTTTCCACAAATGATACATTTCATGCTGTCTACTCCAAAGCTAACGTCTGTCAAATTTGCCCCGTCCGCCGCCGCTGGTGGGGCTGGAAGGCGCGTGCGGGGCTGCACACGTCAATCAGGTCAAAAGGGCGCAAAACGCGCGCTAGAGCCTGTTTGGTGTGATTCAACCCCACTGTGCCGCCATAGCCGCCGCAATCGACTGAAAAGTAAGACTGCGCTCATCCGGGTCTTTTGTGCCGCTGTCAACGAACCAGCGTTTCTTTCCCGGCTGCCTGCTGTCAGCACCGTAGTACCCCACAGGCTCAGGGATCGGCACGGAAGTAATAGCAAATAGTGAGTTGGGCTTGTCCCACCACCACAATTCCGGTAGATTTTTCAACCAAAGACATGTACGTTTGAGTTCGGGTTCGCCGAAAAAGTAAGGATGTATTTCTTGGTTGGCTTTGCGATAGGCTTGTCCTGGATAACCGCGTGGGTTTTCGACACATATTCGCGGGATCGGGGCGTTAACCATCTCCATGAAGAAGGCGAAGGCTTCCGCTCGTTTTTCCGCGCGACCCGGCACGTTCCAGTGGCGAATTCCGGCATAACTGAGATAGCGGCAGGGCGGATGGGCGATCATCAAATCCCATCCGTCCCCCAGAACGGCGCGCACGTCGCAAACAATATGCTGTCCGGGCTGCTGCGTTTCCCATAAATCGCAGCTCCAAGCATCATGTCCGCGTGCCGCAAATGCCTCCCTAACGCGCCCGCTCCGCTCACATGCCACGAGGATTTTCATTGCCCCTCCGCTTCCGCCCTGAAGCGCGCCACTTCTTCCTGCTCGCAAACGCGGTATAGGACGCGGTATTCCTCTGGTGTGGGTCGAAACAGGCGCGCCAACGGGGACGGATGCGCCTGAACGTACTCGATGACCTGCTGCGGCGTGATCCCGAACTCGCGGATGTACCTGTCCTCGATGCGCTGACGCTCCACCCATTTCCCGGTGCCGTTCCGAACCTGGACGATGATGGTCTCATTCACGGCGCACCGCCTTCCGTCTCTTTTTCATTCTGCTCCCGCAGTCGCGCCAGCCAGCGGCGCACATTCTCCAGGTCGCGCGGATCAGCCGCCATCAAGCCGTCCCAGTACGCCCACCACTCGTCCGACGGGTGCGACGGCATGGGCACGACGCCCTCGCGCGCGTCGGCTTGGCGCGACTGCTCGTCGAAACGGTGTAGTGGCGTGGCGTGGTTGCTCATCGCACGCCCTCCGCGCTGGCGTAGTACATCCTGATCGCCGTCAATACTTCGTCTTCGCTGCTGCTGACGCTGATGGTATGCAGTTCTGTCAGCAGCTTGCGGATCAGATTGTCGAAATGCGTCCGTCCGTCCACGCTGGACTTGCGCCAGAGCCTCGGCATATCCAGCATTCCAATTTGCGGATGCTTGCCATCGGGCGCGACATCGACACTGGATGCAGTGGCGGGGCTTGTAGGGGCGAGCGGCGCGCCGTTAGCGAATACGCCGCCGCCCATTGGCATATCCGGCATTGACGCGGGCGAGGCGGTCGCTGGCGGGGTAGGGTTTGCGGGTTGCCTGCTAACCGGGCTATCCGCCAAACTATCTGTATCATCCTCGCCTGTGAACTGCGTGCCATAGCCTGCATGTGCTAAAGCCCTGCCAATGGCAGCCGTTTCAGCCTTCTCGATTTCACGCCCCGCCCAAACCGCATTCGCTTTGGCGATTGCCGTTCCATGTCCCGTCGCTATCGCCACGCCGTCGCCGTCCAGAATGGTTGCCTTGACGAGTACGGGCGAGACGTTTAACACTTCTGTGTTGATTTTCCCTGTCGGGTGCTCATCTTTGAACCAAACCAAACGCCACTTTGTTTCGAGATACCAGCGCGGATTTCGGGCGTTCTTGTTGAGATCGGTCATATGGTCTTCTGGTTTAAACGTCATAACCGTGTATCCTTCTGTCTATTGAGAGTTCCCCTTGCGCGGTCAGGCTCTCCGAGTACGAAGCCCGCTGAAATGAGCGGGGTTTACTATGAACTAGTCAGTTGAGCCTCGCCTGTCCAAAACGCATCAATTTGCTCATCGTCGTAACCAAGTCGCTGCAAAGCATCGTTGATGGTTTCAGCGTAACAGTTCAAGTCACATCCATCGGTGGGCGTAAATTCGACATTCTTTTGGCGACAGGCATCCACTAAGTTCATGAATTCACCGATAAGAAAATGAATTTCTTCTCCGTGTAGTGTCACGTTTTTTCTCCCCACTAGCGCTCTCGCGCAGAATTCACGATTGCCTTCAACCAGCCCCACACGCGCCGCCCCAGCCGCTTCCACCGCCAGCGCCGCAGGTCACGCTTCCGGCGCGCCTGCCAGTCCTTCCACTCGACCAGTTCGAGGTCGATCTGCCGCCACACGCGCTCAAACTGCTCGTCGGTCGGCAACGTGTCCTTTTCGTCGGGCTGCTGGTTAAAGTCGAACAAAATGACTACCTTTCCGCGCCTCTCGACGCCGGGCTAAGAAGGCGGGCAGTTCCCCCGCCGTCGCGGGCGCTGGTGGTGTGCTCGTTTGCCGGATACCATCCAGCCATGCGCGCGCGCGGGTGTGCGGCTGCTCCGCGTTCGTCCAGAACATCCGGTAAGGGAAGCGGACGGGTGTCATTTCCGCGCCGCCGAATAGCGCGCCAGTAACTCATCACTCGGATACTGCGGCTCTGTGTATGTGAAATTCCGCTGCTCACACGCGCTGTTGCGGCATGTCGCTAAGTAGTAGCCCGTGCGCCCCGCGATGAGCGGCGGCTGCCATGCCATATCGAGCGGCTTCAGGCACGCCACACACAGTATTTCCGGCGCGGGCGGAGAGGCGGCGTTGGTCGTGAAGGCGGTCATGTCGGTTCTCCCTGTTTCAATCCGTAGACAATCCGACGCTCTACTCCATGCGAACTACACCAGCGCGAAATCGTTGCCAGAGTGACACCTGTCTCTTGAGACAACCACTCTGCCCCGTGCTGCGTCAGAAGCGCCGGAATGAGAACGCGCGCATCCAATTTGTACTTTTGCTCCAATTGCTCAATCCACCCGCTCGACTTTCGACCCATATGCCTAACCTTTCACTATGTAACCTAGTTTACTACGCCTTAAGCTGATTGTCAATAGATTTGCGTAAACTACTTGACATATTCAATGAACCATGTTAGACTGGTATCAATGAGGAATGAGGAGCAAGCAAATGTCCAAGAAACTCAGCAAGGCACAAATTAAGTTGCTCAAGCAAATCGATGCGGGGAAATGGATATTTCTGCCTGTGGGTGTGGCTCGTGACGCCCGGCGGCAGAAGCTGATCACGATGGGGATGCTCATCAGTGTCCCTGTACATCCTCTGGATCCCTATTGCGGCTACTTCAAAGACGCGTTGTCTGATGCGGGGCGCGCGGCATTAGCCGAAGGTGGTGGGTCATAATGGCAGGAATAATCAGCAGCGGTGATACCGTTCTTTACATGAACCAAATCATCCACATCACTTCGATAGAGCTAATCGACGCAGGGGTTGTCGCCGAAGTCTGTTGAACTGGTCACTAAGGCGCGCTCATGATCACCTACGCCGCCGCCGCTCATCGTCTCGCCCCCGACGCGCCAGCGGACATCGCCATCACCAGCGGCGCGCTCGTCACCTTTCACGGCGACTATGGCAACGACTACGAAGCGCGCGTGCGGCGGGTGGACGCGGCAGACTGCTACACGGCGGAAGTCTACTGGCTCTGGCTGCTGACTGAGAAGCTGCCCGTCAGGGCGGGGCGGGAACAAATCACGCTGAAGCTATGCCGAGAGGCGGCGTTGGTGACAGTTTGCGCCGCGTCCAGCGCCCGAACGGTGTAAAATTGGAATAGTGGACGATGCGGCATTTCGCCGCTTAAGTAGAGGAGTCAGGCAATGAAAATAAAGAGGCAAGGGGATTTGCTTTTCGTAACCGGAGTGGAGCTACCCACGAGTGAGTTCCGCGAAGAAGCGCCTATCAACGGCGCGTACATTCTGGCATACGGGGAAGTGACGGGGCATAGTCACCGGCTCGTCGCCGTCCAGGATGCGCCGCTGCCAAAGCTGAAGTGGTTCGGGGACATGCGCTACCTCGAAGCGGAAGCGCCGTCGCGGGTCATCCACCAGGAGCACGGGGCGATTGACTTGCCCGCCGGGGTGACGCTGGTGCTGCGTCAGTACGAAAGCCACGCCAAAATCGTCCACATGGTCGCGGACTAGTCGAAAGGAAGGGGTGGCGCGAGTCACCCCGCCAACAATGACATTACCAACCGTTGAAAGTCTGCAAGAACGCTACAAAATCGCCTGCGATTTCAAGCAGACTGTGGATCGCGCTCGTATCACGGAGTGCCTGATGGCGTGGGCAACAAATATTACTGAAATTCCTGTAAAGATTCGCTTCGTTGAAAGCGAAAAGGAACTTATTCGGGACGCACGGGACGCACGGGACGCACGGGTCGCACGGGTCGCACGGGTCGCACGGGTCGCACGGGACGCACGGGTCGCACGGGTCGCACGGGTCGCACGGGTCGCACGGGACGCACGGGTCGCACGGGTCGCACGGGACGCACGGGACGCACGGGACGCATGGGTCGCACGGGTCGCACGGGACGCACGGGTCGCATGGGTCGCACGGGACGCACGGGTCGCATGGGACGCACGGGTCGCATGGGATTTGTCTTGGATCAGCATTACTGCCATTGGTGCCGTTTCTCTGAACGACGAAAAGACCTATTCAGTGTGGATGCCTTTATTGGAAGCACTGGAATCGGGCGCATGGTTCTTCATCATCCACAAAGATGAACTAATTGTCGTAACCATTCCCGATATTCTCGTCACTGACAATGATCACCGCCTGCACGCAGTGGATGCTCCTGCCATTGCCTGGTTGGACGTGCGCGAGTATTATTGGCACGGCGTGTGCGTCACCGAGCAGATCATTATGCATCCCGAAACCATCACCGCCGAGCAAATCACTCAGGAAGCCAACGCCGAAGTCCGCCGGGTGCTGCTCGAACGCTTCGGCATCGGACGTTACCTTGAAGCCGTCAATGCAAGTCTGATAGATGACGATGCGCGCTTCGGCAAGCTGTATCGCGCTGATGATTTCTGGGACGACGGCACGGATTTGGCAGCCATCCTCGTCACCAACCGCACAGCGGAAAGCAATGGCGAGTTCGTGACCTACTGGCTCGAAGTCGATCCAACGCTCTATGCTGGGGATGCAGGTCGCTACGCGCAAGCCGCAGTTGCGGCTTCCTGGTCAAACATTCGCACCGACGAGTCTGCGCCCTATCATCCCTACTTCACGAACTGGCGCGACTACGAACCGACAGCCGAGACGTAATGTCCTGCACAAACCGTCAGATGAACGTATAGGCTGAGAATGGGGAGGGAATGATGAGCGAGTTCGCAATACTGATGGACGGGGTTGTCTTGCCCGTAGACCTGATGACGTGGGCGCGTTGGTTTGGGACAGCGGATCGCACGGTCGCAAAAACGACGGTCGGCGATACGGAAGTCAGTACGGTATTTATTGGCGCTAATCACGCCATTGGCAACGGCAGCGCCAAGTGGTTCGAGACGCTATGCTTTGGCGGCGCGTCGGACGGTGAAATGGAACGCTACACAACGCTCGAAGAGGCAATGATTGGACATGAGCAGATGGTTGCGTGCGTGCAAGCCGCCCAGCGCGATGCGGCAGTGGGGGACGAAACATGAGCGAGGCGACATGGACGCCAAAAGTAGGCGACGAAGTACACGTGAAAGCTCCTGAGTGGCTCATAAATAATAAGTTGCGTGGAAAAGAATATCGCGCCTTTGCACAGGCGGGGTGGATCGGGACGATTACTAAGTGTCGTGAGAAGAGTAACCCACCCAACTGGCGTGTGGAAGCGGGCGGAGAATGGCTCTACTTCATAGAAAGCGACCTCGAACCCGCCGCCGCCGCGCCCGCTGCCCGTCAGGAGCGCGCGGACACCACGAAGAAGATTATCATCCACCTTGAAATTGACTTGAGCGAACCACTCGCTGATCTTGAAAGCGCTCTGAGTATTCTGGATGCAATGGATTGGCAACCCTACAAGGGACTTCCCGGATCAATGGCATTAGAGCAGTTGTCGGAAATAGTCAAACGCGCCATTGAGTCGCTTCGGCAAATCGAGCAGGAGGGGGAATGAAATACCAACTCATTGAATTGATCCAGATTGTGTCGCTTGTTGGAAATGGCGGCTCATATTGGAATACGATTGGTGTGTTCCCGTCCATTCCCGTTGCTAAAGCCTACGCAGAAACGCGGTCAGTGAGCAGTCTCGGCAAGGTGCCGCTTTACTGGACGGATCACACCATCGGCAAAACCGGACGTGAGTGGACGGCTTATACAGATGCGCCGAAGAGAGGCTTGGCGAGTTGGCAGATTAAGACCGTTGAATTTGAGATCGATGAACATTTGTTAGAGGAGCACGCGCCTATGACCGAAGAACAGCAACCCAACGCGCCCTTGAGCGCGGCGGAACTGGCAAGGATTGCGAGGAAATGGGACGCGCTGCGCGGCGAACTGAAGAGCCGGAACGCGCCCTACAACTTCCCGCATCCCGTTCCATTGGAAATGTCGGAAGTCGAGGATGTTGACGCGCTCTTGGCGACCATCGACGGATTGCTGTCGGAATGGGAACGGGTGAAACGGCTCGGCGGTCAATCAGATGCCATCCGTACACTCCTGGCAAGGCAGGAACAGGCGGAAGCGACGCTTATGAAGATTTGGCGCATTTCGGCACGGATGCCTCCTGATGAGGGTTCGTTTGGAATTATCGGGGCAGTAAAAGACTACTTCGGCGGACGAGAGCTTGAGCGGCGGATACGCGCCGACAGCAGCGGAATCGGGGAGGAGTGAGTAAAATGGCAAGAAAATACCGCGCGATCCGGCGCGCAATACTATTTGTTTCGTTGAGTGCGCTACTCGTCATTACTGCCTCGCATGGTGTTATAACAGGTTTGGCACTCATTGGCGCGTTTGTTGTGGGGTTAGCCGTAGCCTCGCTGGACTATCTTGAGGACGAGGCGCGGAAAAAAGAGGGTATTGAAATCGGGTCGTAGGCGGCGGAAATAAAAAACGGAGCGACCTTCTGAGAGTATCGCCCCGTTTACCCCTGCAAGCCTTCTACAGTATACCCCTGCCCTGCTCATTCGCGCTACCCGCGTTAGCCGCTGTGCGTCCGTGCTGTCTGCGCGGCAAGCTGCGCCTGCGCGACCAAGACCTGAGCGTTCGCCTGTGCCTTGATCGCTTCGGCGTGATCCGCCGATACGCGCTGCACGGTCTGCGCCCCCAGCAGCCCCAGGACGAGCGCGACGATCACCGGCAGCAGCGCGTCTCGATACTGTGCGGCGGGCGGATAAGCGATGACAATAGCGGATAGAAGTCCACCAACCAGCGCGGTCAGGAAACTTTTATCGCGTAACAAGTCGAGCAGAGGTGAGACGACGACAGTTGGGGTTGGCATGGTTACTCCTCTAGCTTCCGAGTCGCTGATTATCAACGCTCCAGACAAATTCCTCAACAGGCAGGTGTTTCATGCATCCCGTGCAGTAGGTCATGCCGTAAAACGAGGGATTCACGGCGTAAGTTTCGCTCAACGCCCGCCCCATGATCGTTTCCGTGCCGCAACCCTTTCCTACATTGTCAAGCTGCGCCTGCGTCCAGAATTTCCCAAGCGCTGGCGCTTCGCTGTCGGGATATTCCTCGTACTTGGCGTACAAATCGCCGTAGCGCATCTTTTGTTCGTCGGTCAGATCATGCAGTGGATAGCTCGGCGGCGGTGCGCCAACATGGATGTAACGATCCCGGTAGGGTCGCACAAAACCCTTCTTGCGTTCTGCTTTCGACAAGACCAAGTAAACTTCTTGCTGTGGCACGGGCACTGCGTCTACCCCATGCCCCAATCGTGGATCGTTCGGGTCATCGGTAACAGGCATATACTTCTCTCCTTTAGCGTTTCACTTCTATCGTCAAATCGGTATAGGTGACACTGACTGTTCCAGCAATTTCGTTGCTGTAGAAGAGCAGCGCAATGCCGAGCGCGTCGTTGCTCAAATTGAGCGTGCGCCCGTAAGCGCCGAAGGTCGTGCGCCCGTGTGTGAACTGGACGTGCCCGACTGCCGGATCGCGCGAGAGCGTCAGGATGCACTCATAGTCCATTGGCACGCCGAAGACCAGCGGCTCGATGACTGCCGGGTAGACATAGCTTCCGCCGACGTAGCCGTAATGCGAGATGCTACCGTCGGCTTCCTGTTTGAGCAGAATTTGCACGGCGGTCTGCGGCGTGTCGAGCGTCTTGACTTCGATGAAGTCCTGCGCGAACGTATTCGCCCCGCCCGGCAAGCTGAAAGGCGCGGCATAGGTCGCTTTCGCGCGGAAACGCAGCGTCCGGTTGAGGTAGGGCTGCCAGTAGAGCCAGCGCCCGTCGTCTATCGTCCAAAACGCCCGCGCGCCCATGTCCGCGCCAACGGTGTTGGTCAGCGTGTGTCGTGAGCCGCGCTTGCCGCTTGCCGTCTGCACGAATTGCAGCGAAGCGTTGGGGTGGTTGACACCGGCGCGAAAGGGGCGAAACGCCAAGTCCGCGTCCGGCAGTTCGGCGTTGAGCGGGATGTTGAGTAGCCCGCTGTCGCCGTGATAGATCATGTCCCACTGTTCAGCGGCGGGTGGGTTGCTGGCAGCGGCGATCTGTTTGGCAAGGGCTTCGAGGAGCGCCTTGTTGCCATTGATCGCCGCCAGTAGAGTGACGTTGGTAACAGTCATGGATTGTTGATCGCCTCTCCACCGTTCCAACTCCCCGCGTCCAGCGTCACGCTGATTGTCCCACTCGCGCCGACGGACTTGCCTTTTTGCCCGCGCTTAATCGCCAGCGCCTCGGCATAGGCTTGGCGATACGCAATTACCATTTCCATTAGTTTTGTGATCGAAGCAAGGTGCTCGTCTTCTGTCTGCGCGTCACCAAAATTGGAGAATTCCACGCCATGATACCCATCGTTGATTTGAAGACGGGATTCGATTGTCATCTCATCGGCTTCTTCGCCGTACAGCCAATGAGCCAGCGTTACGCGAGTAAGGCAAAAAGCGTCTTCGTTATGACCCCATTCCGCCTTCAGATCGATTAGAAATTGACGGTCGGATAGAAGCGTATGATCAACGATATATTCACCCGGATACGTTTTCGCCATGTCCTACTCCTTTACGATGTCAGGATGAGTGCTTGAAATCCGAGCGCGTTTCCCGGCGAACTTGCCATCGCCGCGCTCAACTGCGCCTTGCTGATGCGGACGTTATCGCCGCGCAGATACGGGTCGGCGGTGTTGAAGTCGGTATCTGAGTAACCCTTGACGATCAAGAGATGAGCTATCTTCGCCGCGCCGGGGCTATAGACACTGTAGTCGAGCAGGCACATGACGGGCTTATCCGCGTCCAGATAGCGCGTGATGTCTGCCATGCTGATCGGCTGGATGTATTGGGTTGCGAAGCCGAGTTTGCCTGCCAGCGTCGCAATGTCCGCGAACGTCAAACCGTGCGGCGGGTTCGGGAGCGCCAATGGGGTGTACTTTTCGAGGTCGTCCACCGTCGGCAAAGACGGCGTTTTCAACCCGTGCTGGATGCACCAGTAGCGGATTTGCATGAGCAGGGAAGCTATGCCGCAGTCGTTGAATGACACATCGGCGTTCGTGTCATTCTGATTGACGTAGGGCACAAGCAAATTGACTGTCCACGCTTCCGGCGTCACCACACCCACCTGATAGGTGAACACATCCGCCGCCGCCCAGCCGACTGCTGGGGTTTCGACTGCGAACCAGGCGTGCCCATTGAGCACAGGGGTTTTCTGCGGGCGCAGCGTGATCACCGCGCCCGCCGCGAATGTGCCGACGCGCGCGCTGCTGGCGTTCGGCTCGGCGCGGATGTTGACGAAGGACTTGGCGACGGAGAGAACGGTCACGATTGTCGGCGTGCCGAGGTCGGCGCGTGAAGGAATAGCGGGTTGAGTCATGGGCATACTCCAAGTGAATGTTTGGTTGACGCGCACCAGTTCGTTGAGCATCTCGGCATTGTCGAGCACGCCAAAGCCGGACGCTTTACCCTGCTCATTCGGCTTCCAGTTCTCGCCGCTGAAGAGCAGGACGGGCATCTGTTCGCGCTGAAAGAGGGGGAGTGTGCTGTCGAGGAATGCGCCGTACTGTGCGGGGCTTAAGCGCCCGCGCCAGCCGTTGTACGCATCGACGTAGAAGGCGTATTCGGTGACGAGCCAAAGCCCGCCGAGTTGATGTTTGATGGGTAGAAAGCTGAGATTGTCCCCGACGAATTTTCCAGACCGAAGGTAGACATGGCATCCAACAGCGTGATCACGCTGTATGGCATAGGTGAGTACGTCCATCGAACTACGCCAGGTGTCTTCGGTTCGATCCGTCGAGAGGTTTTCGATGACACATTTCGCGCCGATTTTGTCGGCATACTTCATGCACTCCATTGTGTAGGCAAGAACTTCAGGCGTCGGGTCAAGTTCGTTCGTCAGATATACGTAGTCCGCGCCCTTCTCCGCGCGCGTTTGCACGAACACGGCGGGGTCAGTCGCCAGCGTCTCATCGCCGGACTGCCGGTAGATCGTGCGCAGTCCCGCCGCTTTCGCTTGCGCGACGAGTTCGGGGTCGTCCTGAATCAGAAGCCACGCGCCGCCGATTTGCCATGCGGCAGACAGAATAGCGTCGCGGGAGACGCCGAGCGTGCGGACGTTTAAGCCGAGCAGTCCGTTAGACATTAGCGCTCGATAGCGATCAGATGAATCCCAGGACGTGGGCAATAAAAAGCAGGACGATGATGGCGATGAAAGCTAACACGACATTCGCAAATTTTCCGAAGAAGGGACTGACAAGGGGCCAGATTGCTACGAAGAGGACGATGATGATCACGAGGACGATCAGCGCCACGATCCAGTTCTCGACGGACAAGTTTAGTGCCATGAATGTTGTAGCGAGAGTGAGCATAGCCTTTTCTCCTTATTTCGCTTGATCCGGCGCGGTCTTCTCAACGACTTCGATGTGGGCGGGCGCGGAGACGGTCAGCGTCGCGTCGTCTGCCGGGGCGTTGGGCGGTATCTGCGCAGCGGCGACGGCAATATGCGCCTCAGCATTTTTCGCCAGCGTCGCGGCAGTCCTGGCATTGAGCGCCGCCGTTTCCTGATCCGCTTTGCGCGCAGTTCTTTCGGCAAGAAGTTCGTCTTCGAGCAGCTTCAGTCTCGCGGGGTAATCCCTTGTGCGAGCATCCGTTGCCCTAATCGTCTCATCGCGGTCGGCAATCGTCGCTAAAGCGGCTTTGACATCGAGTTTTAGAGATGCGTTTTCGAGTTCAATCAGTCCTAGTCGATTTCCTAGTTTCACGAGCGCTTCCTGCGCCGCGATATAAAGCATTCCCTGCGCAGAATAGGCGTCCAGAAGCGCTTTTTGATTGGACACGTAAGCCGCTACCGTCTCCGCGTCGGCTTTATTGGCAGTCGAAACGCTGACCGCCGCCGACGCCATGTTTTCCTTAATCTTGCTGGGCAGTTCCCGGAGCGTAAAGTAAAGCCCCGCCAGGATTGCCAGCGAGGAAACAATCTGGATGAGTAGCCCTAGAGTTTCAGGAGTCAAAGCGTTGTCCTGTTCCTTCTCATCTCACTCTACTGGCGAATGTCATCACTCACGGTGAGTTGCACATCGACGATAATGACTTCCGCGTTTCCGTGCGCCACGTCGAGTATCGCCCACACCTGCAACCTGTAGATGTTCCTGCCGACGTTCAGTGTATCGGTGACGGCGCTGGTGAACGTTTGTATCTGCACGTCGGTGTCGCTCAGAACGGCAACCGCGCCGGATGAGACGACGGAGGAGGGGTTTTTGACGTACCACGTCACGCTTGCCGCCGTCGTCAGGCTGAAGGGCGTCCAATCGGTGCTGCTCCATTCGGGCAGGATTTCGCCGCTGCTGGGAATATAGGATACGCCTTGATAGAGCGTCAAATTCCCCGTCGCCGGGGAAACCGGACTGGCAACGGTGATCCCGCCGACCTGGATCAGGTTGGTCTTGGCGAGAATGTCCGCCAGCGAGTTCGCCGTCACCCAGACGGTGAGCGGATCGGCATACTCTTCCGCAACTAATGCGTCGGTGCAGCGCGCCTGAAAGCCCCACGCGCCAACGGCAGTCGGGACGAACGAATAGTCGTAATATTCCGTCGTGCCGCGATGCACCAGCGCGGGCGCAGTCACCGTCCCCGACGGGTCGGTCATGGCGAGCGTCGGCGCGGGCGAGAGCGTGGTGAGAGGCGCATCAGCGGGCGCGGCGATAGCATTAAACCAAACGAAAGTAAGGGTTACGCTCTCGCCAATTTTCAGAAGTCCGGTGGTCATAGCTTACTCCTGCGCGGCTTGTTTCTGCGCCAGTTCAAGCGCTTGCCTGGCAAAGGATACCGCGCCGAGCAATTGATTATATTCTGAAAGTTTCTCGGCGGCTAATTGCTCATTGTTGGCGATGACCAACTTCCACCACTCAGCACTGAATTGGGCAGGTTCGGCGCTTATTCCGGCGTTCACGGCGAGCGGCACTTTCTTTGCCGCTCGCCGCCGCTCGTGACGGTTGGGCGCGTCCTGCGTCTGTGTGTCAGCAACCATGTGCCCGTTGGATGGTTCGTTCATGGCAAAAGCTCCTTTAAGTTGCGTTGACGAACTAGGCGAGAGTCAAGCCGGATGGGTTCTCATTACGCGCTGCAAGAGCAGCAGGAACGCCGGAAGGATAATCGGATAGAGCACGCCCAGCACCCGCGTGATGCGCGAACTGAGCGCCCTGCGCCGCCGCTAAGGGCTGACGGCAGGCGGCGACGCCTTCGGTCAGCAGGGCAAACAGCAGGCAGACGAAGCAGACGAGCAGAATGCGATGCATGGGAGACCTCATGGTTTTCCTCTTAGACGAGCCAGCGCAGGGCTTTAATCAGAATTTCGAGATCGGTCAGCAGGACGCTCTCGGCTTGCAACTGCCTATCGACAATCGGCTTGACCTGAGCCAGCGTGGTTGCCGCAGTCAGCGCCGCGCGGTCAGCAGCAATCGTGGCGATACGCCCGTCGGCGGCAGTCAGCGCCGCCGCCACACGAGAAGCGCTGGCGGCACTTAAGTCGGTTTCGGCGGGAAAGAGCGGCGCAAGCAGGCTCTCGACAGCACTTTTGAGCGCCGCGCCCGTCTGCGTATTGACCGCCGTTTGCAAGGCGCTGCGTGTCGGCGCATCCAAGTCAGCAATATGAAGTCGGTTGGATTGCCCGCCCACTTCGACCAGAATATCCATCAACAGCAGGTTCGAGCCGTCTGTGCCGTTGGCGTCAAAGCCTGTTAGCTGCATTCTCTCGCTCCCTAATCGAACCATACAGCAGCATAGTTTGTGTAGTAGCTGCTGCTGCTACCATTTTTCCCATTGACGGTGGCAACTAAGGTATGCATTCCGTCCCCGGTAATGACGATGCTGCCAGTCGTGTTTTCCACCCCGAACGTGTTGACGCCGTTATAATGGTCTTCCCCGGTGACAATCGACGCGCCGTCCAGCGTCCAGTCCACCTTGCCGCTGTCGCTGGCTTTGAAGAGCAGGCGGTGAAAGGTGTACGTCCCGGCTTTGATGAAGAAGTCGAGGCTAAAAGCGTCCCCGTTGGCGTGGGTTGAGGGGCGGACAACGCCCAGGTACTGACCGGAGACGCCAGAAATCGTGCGTGTCCCGCCGCCCGCCGTGATTTTCATAAATGACGCCGGGACGAAGGCGGTAGTGGGATAGATGGCGCCCGCTTCCCAGTCAGTCAGCCCACCGACAATCAGCTTGCCGAGGGTTGTATCGTAAGCCACTGCACCCTTGACATAAACCGGGCGTCCGCCCGTTGTATACTGAGCCGGAAAGAAAGTCCCTGTTTGAAATGTGATGTTACCACTGCCGTCAATAATCAGGCGTGGATTGCTGACGCCATTCGTGTAAATGGCGACTTTCTTTGCCGCCGGATTGCCCATCTCGAAATCGCCAGAGACGAAACCGCCGCCGCTGCTTGACCAGCCAAAATACTGAAAGACCGGGATAGTCGAGCTGACGGTATCGTTGAAGAACCCCGCAAGATAGGGCCCGTCGTCGTCAGCGTGAACCGCAGCGATGTACTGTTCGCCGCCCGTTGTCCCCGATAACCCCGCGTCCTTGACCGTCAAGCGGCTGCCTGCGTCCGGGGTTGTGCCTGTGCCGATTTTCCCCTGATAAGTGATCGTCAGGAAAGGCGTTGTTCCGGGTGTGAGTGTCTTACCGATCTGGAAGGCGTCATTGTCTGTGCCGCCGCTATCGTCCTGGACGCCGATCCAGAAGTCGGTATCTGCCCCCGGTGTCTGGAAAACCAACGATGGGTTGTGTTTGAAGATGAACGTATCAACCAGAAAACCATCGGCGGCGGCGGCGGATAAATCACTGGCGACAATTACGGCTGTGCTGAAATTGCCACTCAGCGATGATTGCTTGACGAACTGACCCGCGCCGCCTGAACCAAAGAGAGAGATGCTGGTCGCGGCGAGGGTCGTAAACGCGCCTGTATTCTGCGAGGACGCGCCAATCGGGGGGGGCGTCAGTAGAGCCGTCGTAATGTCGGCGCTGGCAATCGTGCCCACGCTGATCGCCGCACCGAGTGAGGACTGTTTCAGAAAGGAACTCGCCGCGCCCGTCCCGCTCAGGTCGGCATTCGTGCCGCCGCGCGCCAATGCCAGTGTCCCCGCCGCGATTGCCGAGGCGTTGAGCGTCCCGCCGCCCGCTGCGTTGGCATGGCTGTGCGTCGCGTTGACGAAACTGGCAATCGTCGGCGTGACAATCGTCGGCGACGTGGCGAGAACAACACTACCGCTGCCCGTCGAGAGATTGATGCTGATGTTGGGCGTCGCGCCGCCGCTCGACGCCAGCGGCGCGGAAGCCGTGACGGTTGTCACGCCGCCGCCCCCGCCGCGCGCCCGTGCGACTGAGATGAGTGAGTTCAATGGCTGCTCCCATTCGCCAGCGCCCGCACATCATCCAGCGGCACGCGATAAACGGCGTTGGGATGCGCGCCATAGGGTACGCCGCCCGGCACAAGGCTCTCCGGCGTGAAGGCGAAGACGTAGGCGTAAATCGGCTGAGTGGGGCTGACGGCGATCAGGTAGTAGCGCCGTCCCTGCCCCGTCTCAATCACGATGTCATAGGTGCGTACGGCGTCCAACGCCCACGCCCACACGCGATCCCGCCACGCGCGCACGACGGCGATCTGCGCCTCATTCAGGGGCACGCCGAAATCAAAGCCGTTGTGAAAATTCGGCGAAGCCGTCGGGTTTGCCCACTGGTAGAAGGTTGCGCGGTACTGAGCGCCCTGCGCCGCCGCTAAGGGCTGACGGCAGGCGGCGACGCCTTCGGTCAGCAGGGCGAGCAGCAGGCAGACGAAGCAGACGAGCAGAATGCGATGCATGGGAGACCTCATGGTTTTCCTTAATCAAACCAAAACATCGTGAAGTTGGTATAGTAGTCGCTGCTGCTGGCATTCTTGCCGTTGGTTGTGACGAGCAGTGTATGCATCCCGTCGCTCGTCGGACTAATGACGATACTGCCAGCGGTGCTCTCGACATTGAGGAGGTTCACCCCATTGTAAAGGTCTAAGCCCGTGACAATCGACACGCCATCGACTGAAATATCCACCTTGGGCGCATCGCTTGATTTGTAGTAGAGCGCGTGAAAGGTGTACGTTCCGTCCCGGATGAAGAACGCCAGGCTGAAAGCGTCGCCGTTCGCGTGTGTCGATGGGCGGGTAATGCCGATATATTGATTAGTGACGCCGGAAATCTGCTTCGTGCCGCCGCCCGCCGTGATGGTCATGGTCGCCGATTGCAGCACCGCAATCTTGGGCAGACTGTTATTGGCGCTTGAAGCGAATACCCACTTCTCAACGCTCAACACCTTCTGCACAATGTCATTGTTGCTCGTGCCCGCCCCTGTGCATTTGAGCGTCAGCGCGCCTGAAAGCGTCTCGGATGCTGCGGTGACAATCGCATCGCCTGAGAGCGTGCCAAAGCTACTGGTGTACATAGCGATGATCAGTTGCGTCGTCGCCGTGATGCGGTAAATCCAGAATTCGAGCGACCAGTCCGCCGCCGAGACGACCGAGAGCGCGCCGCTGGTGAAGAAGGTGGTTGAGCCGAAGACGGCGGTCAGCGTTTTGCTGTTGATGTTTCCGGCAAAGCTGCCCGCCATGACGCCGTGCAGATATTCACCGTTATTCGCCAGCGTGCCGCCGGGAACGCTGAAGGTAATCAGATCGTCCGTGCCGCCGCCGACGTTGCCGACCTGCGTCGTGTTGACATTGAGCACCGTTGCCACGCCGCCAACGGTCGGAATGGTCTGGTAACTCACGCCGAGCGCGTTCGTGCTGTCCGCGCCGAGATACTGTCCATTCGTCCCGACCGGGATGCGCGCGTCAACCGTGCTGTAGCCGTACAAATCGCCTTTGGTCGTGAGCGGTGAGGCTGTGCCGCTGCCGGGAATATAAGTCATAAAATGGGTACTCGCTTTGAACTGGTCGTGCCGATATGAATCACATCTGGCGGTTCAGGCGGCAAAGGCGCTCGTACAGCGGGCGTGTCCGGCGCTCCCATAACGAACATCACCGGAGCAGGCGCGGCGGAAGCGAAGAAACTGAGCGCGAGCGTGGGTGTCTGGGAGAGGAGCGGGCAATTGAACAGCAGCAGGAGCGACACGAACTACCGTTCCCACCATCCCAACTCGATTTCATACTGTCCCGCCGTCGCCGCATTACCCACCCACCACTGATGCAGCACGAGCGAATGGTTGGGGCCCAAAATCACGGGCGCGGCGGCGGAGACCTTGCGGCTGGCGACGGCGGTTGCGCCGTAACTGCCCACGTCGTTACTGCCGAACTGGATGACCAGTTCATCGCCCAGGATCGGGATACCGCCGAGCGCGCCGCGTGCGACGATACGTTTGCTCTGCGAAGACGCGGCGATCACCGAAGCCGTCGCGCTGTTCTGTGCGGCGAGCACATCGACAACCGACGCCGACGAGCTATCCATATTGGTATTCTTGGGCGTCAACTTGGAGGTGTTGTCGGTCGAGAGCGTCCGCGCGACGTTATCGAGCACCAGCGTATAATTGCTCTGCGTGGTCGAAGCCGGGACAGTCGTGACAATGAACTTGATGTAGTCCAGATAGACGCGCTTAGCGGCGGCGTTCGAGGGGCTGTCGCCGTTGTGCATGTAGAGCGCGGGCGTCGTATCCAGAAAGCCCGTCGTCAGCACTTGCAGCAGCGCTGTGCCGGGCGTCGGGTTGGTCGCTACGAAATACGAGCCTTCGTCCGAGAGGACATGGCGCGAGACGACGAGCGGGTTGACAAAGAGTTCATTGTAGCGGGCGGCGCGCAGGACATCATAGGAGCTTTCCGCTTGAGGCGCGGGGAGCATCCGGCGAATACGAGCGCTGACGTTAAAATCGACGGGCATGATCTAACCTCTTTCTGTGGGAAACGTATCAGGATCGACTTTGATTCCGGTGTACATCGTCGCCATCAGCCACATGGCACGCAGGAGCTTGGTCTGTTCGAGCAGCAGGGCGTAAATTTCGCGGTTCAAATCGACTTGTAAGCCGAGTTGTCCGTCTACTTTGGCAGAACCGTCGGCGGTCGTCGGGTCAGCGATCACCACGCGCTGACGGTCGGCGAGCGTTTGATCCGCGCGCGTAATCTGCGCCACGTCAATCGGCGCGACGGGTGTTGTTCCGCTACTGGGAACGTTGACGATCTGATCGGGCATAGCCCCTCCTTAAACGATGTTCCACGCCGAACTACTGATCGCTACGAGGCTGATGCTCTCGTAATTGTGGTTCATAACGAAATTAGACAATTGCCCATTCCGAGCCTGTATACACAATTGAAATACTCTCGCGGTTGACACTCATCACATACGTCCCTGCGCCATCTATCGTCCCGGCGGCAGGTGTGAGCGTGATGTTATTGGTCGCGGCGTCGCCTTTAGAATCTTTTATCACGTAACAGTCCCCCATCGTTGGACTGCCGGGCAGATTGACTGTCGTTGCCGCCCCGACGGTCTTATTCACGACCACCACGTAATCGGCGTTGGTGACGGTAATCGCGCCCGCCGCCGTGACGACGCGCACGGTGACGTTGATGCCGCCCCCGCCGCCGCCACCCCCTTCCAGCGTCAGCCAGTCGCGCCCTTCGAAGAACGCCGGACTGCCGTCGCTGGTCAGGAAGCTGGCAATCGTCGTCTGCCCGTTGGTCAGCAGCAGCGCGCCGAGCCGGATGCGATCCGTGTCGCCCAGCGCAATCGCTACCACGTCGGTCAGGCTGTAGCTGCTCGCCGGAAGCGCACTGGTCGTCCCGGCGACCGCGCCGAGCGCCGCCGCGGATACGTCGTAATAAACCACCACCAGTCCGCTGTAGCCGCTCGTTGCGGGAACGTAAGCGCTCACGTCCAGCGCCACGTCGCCGATGACAACACCCGCGTGCGTCAGGGGTTCAACGTAGACCATCAGCCCGTAGCCGCCTTCGACCCAGGGGCGCAGCAAGCCGGGCTTGAAATGACTGCTTTCCAGGTAAATGTTACTTTTGTCGGCTTGCTGCAACTGGTCGATGATGGGCGCGTTCACGCTGTCGGCGACCGCCCCCAGTGCGACAATTTCCCCCACATCGTTGAAACCGGTGCGCACGCGCACGCCCGCGCTTCCGGTATAGGCGTGCATCCCGTCGCCAACGATGGCGCGAAATGCCGAGCGCGCATCCTCGTAATGCAGCCAGATATAACCCGGGTCTAATCCTGCAATCGGGTTATAGTTGATCGTCCCGTCGGCGTTGAAGAAGCCGGTGATCGCCGTGTCGCGCTTCTTGTACTCGGCGCGGTTAGCGCGCAGCGCTTCGATGACCGTCTTGTTGAGCGGATGCTGGGTCAACGTCAACTCCCGCACAAATTAATCAACCCACCGACCGCGCCCAGATTGCCACTCCGGTCATCGCGCGTAAATCCGTTCAGCGTCATATATTCGATATGGGCATTGCCGTAGGCATAGAGCGCCGGATAAACAATCGACAGATTGGCGAGCACTCCGTAGTTACTATTGCTCGGCGCAATGACGTTTGTCCACGAGGACGGGGACGTGATCCCGTTATACGCCAGCCACAAGCCCGTGTCGGTGTTGGTCGTCAGCGTGCGCGCCAGACACGCCGCGAAATTGGCATGATTATCATCAATCCGCATCCCGCGTATGCCGCCGCCGTTCGCCGGATAGGGCGTCGCGCTGTAGGTCGGCGAAACATCCGTCTGAGCCGCGCCCGTAATCCTGATCAATCCACCGCTGGCGGCTTGGTAGGCGTAATATGTCCCCTGTATCTGGAAGGCTTCTGTCAGCCAGACGCCGAGATTGTTGCCGAGCGCGAAATTCGGCGACGCGGCGCTCGACCATGCCGAACCATCGGTCGAGGTATAACCCGCCGAGACGTTGGCGCTGGCATAGAAGAGGGTTCGTGCCAGCCCGCCATGCGGCGACATGAATAAGCCCGGCTCGCTGAGCGTATTGCCGCTGGCGACGGGGACGCCGCTGGCGCTTGCCCAGGTTGAGCCATTCGTCGTATAGTAGACTGTCGAAACGCCGCTGCGCAGGACATGAGCGATAACGTTGTTCTGTGTCGCGCGCTCGGTCTGGATTTCACCCCCGTCACAGGCGCTAAATGAGTGCTGCGACGTTAAACCGACCGTACCGAAGATGTCGGTGATCCGGTAGATGCGCGTGGTCGTCAGTATCCAGCCGTTGACCGCCGTACCCGTGCCGAGATACTTCGGACTGAAGGCGTCTGGCACCCAGTCCAGTGTGGATCCTACCAGGCTGTAGGGCGCTTGTGTCAGGTCGATAGACTGCCAAGTTGGACCCCCCGCCGCCGAGGGCGTGCTGAAGTCGGTCGTGCGCACCAGATAGTTCCCGCTCGTCACGGCGGCAATCTTGCCGATGCCCTGTTTGAGCGCCCCGTTCCAGCCGGGCAGCGTATTGGGCGGCGGGGGGAAGGCGACGGGCGGCAGTGGTGTGCTTTCGACGGTGGGCGGCACGTAGGTCGCGCCGGAGGGCGCGTTCGTCGCCATGAGAAAGGAAGGGTGAACGTCGGCAGTCCCGCCCGCGTGATAGGTCACGTCGATGCTGCTCAGGTAATACAGATAAGCGCTCAGGTCAATCGCGCGCAGATTGCTCGTCGCGTCGAACGACGTAGCACAGTATTCCGGGTAGAAGTCGAACACATCGAGCGCGTTGACGAGATCGCCGCTCCATTCGACGGCGCGGGCATAAACCCCGTTTGCATCGAAGAACGAACCGTCTATCCGGGCGGCGCGCCGCCCACAGCGCGCGTTTAAGTCCGCCTGACTATCGCAAATCTGCCGCTCGACAATCGGCATTTGCGCGCCGCGTCCCGGCGTCAAACCGGGAAAGCGCGAGAGGATCGGCGCGGGCGTCGTCGCCGATGCGGTGAAACCGCGCGCCTCGTAGAGTTCGACGGTTTTCCAGTGATCCCGATTGAGCGTCGCCGCGCGCCACATCCAGGTTGCCAGCGTGAGCGTCGTCGTGATCCCGCTGCGACTGCCCAGCGGCACGAGTTCGGGGCGCGTGTGGACGAGCAGTTCGCCAGTGCGCGTGTTGGTGATGCGCGCGTCAATGCCGTCGGCGACTTCGCGCAGCTGTTCGAGCGCCGATTTGGTTTGCAGATAATAGGCGGGATAGAGCTTGTTGAGAATACTCGCGTCGATCACGAAGTCGAACAGTTCGGTGAAGAAACTGTAGCGGCTCAGAATTTGCCACATGACGAGGCGCACGGTGAGACCGTCCAAATCCGTCCAGTCCGATGCGCCGCGTATGAAGACTTTGCTGAAGCCCGGCAAACTCGCCAGTTGCGCCAGCACGCCGCGAATGCTGAAACGCAGGCGGCGGATGCTCGACTGCAAGTTCTGCTCGTCGCGGTAGAGGTAGCCGATCAGTTTGATTTGCGAACGCCCGCTGTAGACGTTGCCGTAGCTGATCGTCACTCCGTTGATGGTTTCCCATGAAAAGAGTCCGCAGAGAGAACCGTCGGGCAGCGCTGAGAGCGTGGCATTGTTGTAGACTTCCACGCTGTCGGCGTTCCAGCCGCCCGCTTCCGTGCCATTCAGGGAGGCGTCGAGGATGCGATAGGGTAGATTGGCGCTGAGGTCATAGACCTGCATCGAGACGAACTGCTGCCAGAGGGCGCTGTTGCCGTTGTCCGTCACGTTGTGGCGGACAAAGCCGTAGCCCGCCGTACAGCGGAATGTTGGATTGGCGTCGCTGCTGGCGCTTCCGGGCGCGAACGTGACCGTGCCACTCGTCATGATGACCCACAGATGCGTTAATCCTCCGCCGCTGTCGGGGTCTTCGGCGCTGCTCACGCCGGGCATCGGGATCGTCGCATACGCGGTCTGCGTCGTCGTGCCGATGTGATCGACAAAGCCGAGGAAATGTCCGCCGGAGCACACGCGCGGAATAATCACACTGCCCTGATTGACATAGGGCAGGTAATCCGGCGCGAACGTCTGGTCAGCGGCGGGCAGCTTGTCGCCCAGATAGCCGATGTTGTAGACCTTGACCACATCGGTAGCAACAATGGGAATATCCGCGTAGCCCAGTTCGTGAATGGGCAGATTGGCGCTGCTGATCGTGCCATAGGCGCGGACGTTGGTCGTTCCTTTGAGCGACCCGCCCGCCGTGAAGACGCGCACCATGAAGCCGTTGAAAACGTCCGCCGCGCTGCCGGAGACGACGCTGATGGCGAGGTTGAGCGCGCCATCGACAGGCGTCGTCGAAACGGTTGCCTGAAGGACAACGGCAGGCGTGAACACGCCCAGATAGACGCGGCGCTTATAGCCGTCCGCTTTCAGATCGGGCAGAATGGAATTGAGGCGGGATGCCATAGAACTCCGATGAATTTACGAATTCTTCACATTTGCCTATTGACAGCTACGTCAATTAGGCGCATAATGTATACATAGTAAGATAACAAACACACGGAGAAACAAAATGACCATTAATGTGAACCTCACCAACATCAGCACCGAACTCAACAGCGTCCGTTACGAATATGACCTGATGGTGAATGGCAAGTACGTCAAGACCGATGAAATCACCCGCGAGACCTTCAGCGCCGAATGGCTCACCAATTACTTTCAGAAATGGGCATATCGCACTTACAAGGTCGGGAATGCTCAAATTATTCTGCATGTTAACGAGGCATAAATGTCTAACTACCGCAAACTGAACCTCTACCTCACGGAGCGCCATCAACAGGCGCTCCAATCCGTTTATGAACAGATGCGCGCAGAGGGATTGCCATGCGAATACGGCGGCAAGATGAACGCCAGCGCCGTCATTCTATACGCGCTGGAACAACAACTCCGGCGACATTCTAAGACGACGCCAGCAAATCACTAAAGCGCTGGCGCAATCGGGTAAACCCCCGCTGCCCCGGCGTGATGGCGATATCCCCGCGCGCGCGACTTGGCTGAATCGCCCAGCAGTTGTAGCGGGCATAAACGCCGAACTCATCGCGTGTGTAAATCGTGACTGCCGTGCTGACCGTCGCGCCTGATGCGAAGACGACGTTGCGCCATTGCAGCAGCGCGGGCGTGTAGAGCGCCAAGTTCCACTCATGGTAGACCGTCCCGCCGCCGCGTTCGGCGTTGTCGAGCGTGTCGTCGCGCACCGGGAACAAATCGAGCGGCGGGCTGTTGATGACCACGCGGTGACGCACGCTGTCAATCAGGCTGTGGTTGTACGGAAACAGATAGTTTTCGACGTTGTTGAGGCTCGCCAGCGCGACGTTCCAGCCCAACCCGAAGGCGTACAACGCCATGTTGACGCCTGTGACCGTCGGCATCAGAAATACCCTCCGGCTTGCAAATAGGCGGCGAAGCGCAAATCCAACTGGCGCGCCAGCGTCCGCGTATTGGTCGCGTGGATGGTCGGCGCGTAGTTGAGCGTCATGCCGCCGCCCGAATAATTGGCGACGTTGGGGGAGCGCTGCGCGCCCGTCCCGCTGACAGGCGGCAGGGGGTTGCTGGGCGAACCAAAGTCGCCGGGCGGCTGGGCAATCGCACCCGCATCGCGCGCGCGCGTCGTGAAGCCGTAGCCGCTGGCGATGCTGTTCATGTAATCGCCCATTGCGATCACGGCGTTGGTGAAATTGGTCAAATCGACGCGGTACTGCGCCAGCGCCTGATTCTGAACGACCAGCGCCTTTGCCAAGCCGTCCTGAATGGTCGCTAACTGCTGTTCGTAGGCGCGCTGGTGCGCCTCGACTTGCTTGCGCAGGCTGTCTTCGACCTGCTGAAGCTGTTTTGCCTGCGATTTGGCGAGCGCATCTTCTTGTTTCTTGAGCGATTTGGCGAGGTCGTCGGTCGCTTTCTGACGCGCTTTGTCCGCGTCGGCAAGGTCATCGTCGCGCTTCTGCTTGGCTTTGAGCGCCGCCAGCGTGTCGCGGTTGGCGACAGCGGTATTGTAATCCTCGTTGTACTGCCTGAGGATTTTCGCGCGCTTGTCGGCATCGTCGGCTTCAATCTGCTGGCGTTTCTCCGCGCCGTCACTCTCAATTTGCGCCAGCTTGTCCGCGCCGTCCGCTTCAATTTGCGCGCGTTTATCGTCGGCGTCGGCGCGCGACTGAGCATCGGCATCGCTGCGCTTTTGCTCCGCGTCGGCGGCTTTGTCGGCGGCGTCGGCGCGTAATTGGGCGATCTTGGCTTCCGTTTTCGTGATCGCGTCCTGCGCGTCGATCTGGTCTTTCAGCGCGCCGAGATAACCCGTGTTGGCGCTGTTGATACGTTCAAAAGCAGCAGCGACGGCGTTGGCATTATCGGCGGCAGTGCTGGTCGCGGTCGATACGAGCAGCAGGTCGTTGTAGTAAGTCGCCTGAAGGTCGATCAGTTGGGTTTGCGCGTCTGAGCCTTCTTTTTCGAGATTAATTTGTCGCTGGAGCACCTCAATCGCTCGCGTATCCTCCTCGGCGCGCTGCTTGCGCGCGTCGGCATCCAGCTTGTCGATGTCGAGGACGATGCCCGCATTCTTGACGCGGGCGGCGGTCAGCAACTTTTCAGCAGCGGTCGCGTCCGCCGTAGTGCTGGTCAGCCCTGCCGTCGCAATATCCAACCCGGCAAGTTCGTCCTGAGTTTTGGTGAGATTTTCAGCGGCAGTCGTGGCGGAACTGCGTAACCCTTGCAGTTCCGGTTCCAGAATAGCGCCCAACCCCGGAATATCCGCATACGAACCGACAGCTTGACGGCGTGCAGCAACAGCAGCATTGGCTTGATCGACCTCCTGCTGTTGCAGGGTGACGAGTTGGACGAGATAGGCTTTACGGTCTTCCAGTTCTTTAGTCGTCGCCGTGAGCGTCGCTTCGCGTGCTTGACGCGCCGCATTCGCCTCATCTTCCAACGCCTTGCTGGTTTTGGCAGCCTCATCGCTGACGGCTTTCAACCCAATCGCCAGCACACCGATTGCCGCGCCTGCTACACCGAAAGCCGCGCCGACGCTAATGATCCGCGCCACATCACTGATCGCGCCGCCGCCCGCTTCTGCGCCCACGAGCGAACCGAGCGCGCCAATCCCGCGCCGCTTGCTGGTGAGCGTGCCAAAGCCGGATGCGCCGCCGCCTGTATCCTGTCCGGCACGCTGGATGCGCTCCATGTCTTCGGCGACTTTGCGGATTTCGGCTTCCGATGCGCCTAAATCCGTCAGTTTGGTCGCCAGTTCAGTGACGGAAATTGTGCCCGCCGCCGCGTCCTGAGCCAGTTTGTTGAGCGCGTTACGCTGGTCGATGTCAGCGAACGCCAGCGACAGGTTCTCAATGGCATCCCGTTCAACGACCAACTGCGCGTTGACGCCGCCAAAGGACGCCTGAAGCGCCTGGTTCGCCTGGATTGCCTGCTGAATACTCGCCGTATCGACGGTGTAGCCGAACGTGGCTCTGACCTGTTTATTCTGGGTCACATTAACTCCGTGTCAATTCGTCCCACCCCAGTCGTCCGCTCCCCCCGCTCGGCGCGTAGAGGTCTTCGAGGTCTTCGGTCACATGCACGCGCGGGTTCTCCGGCGACAGCGCGTTCAGCGCGCGGTTGTACTCTCGGTTGAGGCGATGGATGAGCGCCATCCATTTCCTCGGCTGCTGCAAGTAGCCGCCCGGATTGGGCATGATGTGATGCTGCTTCCACGCCAGCCACAAGTCCACCGAGAGCGCGTAGCTGTAGGGCAGTTCAATCTCATCCGAGTCGGCGCTGTCGTCGTCTTCGTCGCCGGAATGCCCGCGCTCGCTCTCGGCGTAGGCGTCCATCCAGTCGCGCAGTTCCGACAGCGCTACTCGTTTTTTCCGGCGCTCTCCATTCGGGCAATTTCCGCCCGCCATTGGTTCAAAAAGCGGCGCGGCAGGGCTTTCCACGCTTCCAGTCCCGCCATGACTTCGGCTTCGCTGCTGGCTTCCGTCACGAGCGGCACGGGACTGTCGCCGTCGATCTGCGCGCCGAGGACGAACTCGAAATACTGGACGGCGGAGTAGAGGCGCGTGCCAATCGTCAGTCTGCCTTGCAGAACGGCGATTGTTTCATCGTCGCCGATAGTGAGAGTTCTGGCACTTATCTTTGCGCCTTCGTATTCAAACATTGACTTGCTTTCTCCCCGTAAGTGAGGGATTGCCCCGCTGGAAGGAAATACTTCGGCGGGTTCTTCAATCCGGGCTAAACTACGTTGGATCACCACCGCTGAAGGAATACAGGGTCACGGTGCGCGCGCCTGTCGTTCCCGGCGTGGGCGTGATATTGATGATTTTCGTCGCCGCAACCACGCTGCTGACCGTGTTGGCGACGCGCTCAGTATCAGACGCGCTGTGCGCCACATCGACAGGCGTGTAATCGACGGGGATAGCTGCCAACGCGCCCGTGCTGCGGTGCAGGGTGATCGGGTAGTCGCTGTCGAACGGGAACATGCTGGCGCTCATGATGGTATTGTTCACGTCAATCACGGTCACACCCCAAGGGTAATGGTTGACCTGATTGGGCGTCACGGCGAAGCGATAGACCGCCCCGGCGCGCTCATTGTAATTCTGGCGTCCGAGACAGACCGCTTGACCGGAGGGCATGATCGTGCCGCCCCACGCTTTGACGCCCTTCGCGCTGACGTACTCCTGTTTGGCGCGGCTCTGGAAAATGCCGCATACGTCGTACTGCGGGCGTCCGGTCGCATCGAGCGCGCCGATATTGACGCTGCCCTTGCTGACAATCGCCGTGTCCTGAAGTTTGCTGGCGAAGGTCAAATCCTGAATCGCCACGTCAATCAGGAAGCGCCGCGTCGCCGTACTCTGGAAAATGAACTCGGCAAAACTGTCATCATCCCACGTGACAATCGTGCTGTCGGGTTCGGGGACGGTGATCGCTACCTGCTTGACGCCCAGGATGCGCGCCATGCCGCCGTTGGTGGCACTGGCAGCGCCCGGCGCTGTCGGCGTTGAGCCGACAAGGAAACCCTCAAAGTCACAAAATCCGAGAAAACCGTATTTGTTTCCCGCTGAGACGATCTGACGATCTGGCATTAGATGTGAACTCCTTACTAGTAGTTAGTGTTGGTTTGAGGTACAATTGAGGGGGATAGAAGCGCCCCGCGCGCGTCAACGCCCGGGCATGAGCCAATGTCTTTGGAGGACACTGACTATGACAAAATATACCCCGAACGTCACAATACCCTACGGATACTGCCATTGTGGTTGTGGTCAAAAGACGAATATCGCCACTCACACACAAAGAAGAAGTGGTGCTGTAAAAGGACAACCCAATCGTTATCTATACGGGCATGGGCACATCTCTAACGCCGCAACACCCTTAAATGAACGATTTTGGAGCAAGGTCGATAAATCGGGTGGTGAGAATTCGTGCTGGCTGTGGACGGCATATCGCAATGAAGACGGTTACGGGAAGATAGGATGGAATGGACATGCGCAATCTGCCCATCGTATTTCTTACCTCCTCACCTATGGAGAAATTCCAGACGGATTACAGGTACTCCATAACTGCCCCGAAGGTGATAACCCCGCTTGTGTGAACCCTCGGCATTTGTGGCTCGGTACACATCAAGACAATATGGATGATATGGCGCGCAAGGGTAGGCGTAAAAGCACCTCTCAACCGGGCGAGAAACATGGTCGTCACAAACTCACCGAGCAGCAGGTGCTTGAAATCCGCCAGCGTTATGCGTTAGGCGGAATTTCTCAACGCGCACTTGGCGAACTGTATGGTGTAGCTCAATGGACAGTTGGTCTTATCGTGAACCATAAGCACTGGCGTCACGTAAAAGCCTGAACTTGATCGACATCGAACTCCACGCGCCAAAGAAACTCCGCGCCCGCCTGAATAGTGCCCGCGACACTCAACGGGAACTCCTGAAAGCCGCTGCACGCCTGAAAATTCGCCTCGCGGATGTACTGCATGGCGTCGGGAAAGTCCGCGCATTGCAGCAGTTCGCGCGCGTCGAGGTACTGGATGATCTGCGGAATGGCGTCGTCGATGGCTTCATCCACCTCACCTTCATAGCCCGCCGTGATGTGCGCGTAAATCAGGCGGCTGGTGACGGTGTAGGCGTAGGTAGCGATTTCGTCGCCGTAATCGTCCGCGCCGAAAACGGAGGTGATCGGCGCGGAGCGGTGAATGAGGTACGGGAACTCGGACGACTTGACGTACCAGCGCGGGAATGAGACGGCTTGCACGGGCGTCGGCAGGTTCGCCAGCGCCTCGACCATGATCGCGCCGATGCGGTCTTTGAGTTCCCTGAGGGCAATCGGGGACGTATCACTCATAGCGCCCCCTTAGCCGTAGACATAGGCTTGCATCGTGGCATACAGTTCATTGAGCATGTCTTGTGGGAAACGCACTTCACTCATCCCGCTGACTTCGACGGTTGTGAATGCCCCACGCCTCGAATAGTTGAGCGCCGCCTGGCGCGCGACCGCCTGATTGACACTCGGCTCGACTTGCCACACGCTGACCGGCGCATCCTGCGCGTGCGTCGCCGCCGTTGAGCCGTTGACGCCGCGCCGGACGGTGACAACCGCGCTGCCCGGTGGGGCTAGGACGACTTCCAGGTATTCGCTGTCGATCAGCAGCAGATTGCCCGCGCTGATCTGCGGCACTTGCCCGTAGACATCCGGCGTGCTGCTGATATGGGCGGTCGTGAGCGTGGTCGCTGTGGTCGTCGTGATCGCCGCCGCCAGTGTATCGACCGCCAGCCATGCGTTGGCGTAGTCGCTGTGGAAGCCCCAGACGCCCGTAATGGCGATCATCGGCGTGCGCGTATCGCCGCACAGGTAATAACTCCACTGATTGAGCGGATCGGCAAGCTGGATGGCGTGAAAGGGCGGCTGCGACGGGTCAGGATAGAGCGTGATGTTCGAGCCAACGGTGAACGGAGTGCCGTTGACGCTGATGGCGCTGGCGGAGAGCAGGTCGGCGCTGAATGTGAAGGTGTTCGCCCAACTGTTGATCGCCGCCGCGCTCATCAAAAACGTGCGCGTGCCGATTTGAGGCGCGAACATCGACCAGCGCGGCACGGACGGGAACAGATTATCGACGCGCTGGCTGACCACGCGCAAAAGACGCAGCAGCAGACGGTCGTTGACGGTTAGGCTCACCTGCGTGGGCTGCGTCGCGGTGAGAATGTCTTTGGTTTGGTCAAGACTCGCGTAGAGCGTGGTCATCTGGGGATGCCTCCGAACTCGTCCACAATAGTGAACCACGTATCCACAGCGACACTTTCCGCCAGTTCCATATAGCGCATCAGAACAGGCGCGGCTTGCGTCCATCCGGTTTCCAGATGGTAAGGTTGCGCATCGTCGCCAATGACATAACGCGCCGTCGGATCCGTGTTGAATACGCTGAATTCGCCGCCGCTCTCTAAGTCGTCAATGAGGTAGCGCCAGCTTTCCGAGAGCATATGCGTGCGCTGATAGGGCAGATTGCCTTGTTCCCGCAGCAGCGCCATGACGAAACGGCGCTGGCGTGCCGACTTCCAGAGCAGTGGATAATGGGGTGTGCCGGGTTCGACGGACAATTCGCTGAGGGCGTTCTGTCCAACGCGAACCATCGCGCGGCGATAGGAGCGCTGCATGAGCATCGGGGATGCTTCAAGCTGCGAGTTCATGGCTTCGATCACGTCGGTCGGCGGGGTGATGTATGCGCCAAAGCCGGGCATGGTTGCTCCTGAAAATGGACAAACAAAAAGCCCACCGTAGTGAGCCTTGTTGAGCCGTTAAATTACTTGTGATAATGACGGTTATCACGAACTAACCAAATGGAAGCACTTGGTATGCGTGGATGGCATTCAGCGCATCCCCTAATAGATCGCCTTCAGACTTTGCCCGATCACCCCACTGATAGGGTTGTTCTTGAAATATCAAAAGATCGCCGTCCGCGAAATCAAAACGGTATTTCACGTCATAGCCGTTTCTCAATATGGTAACAGAAACCACACCCAATTCGGCTAATGCAGGCGGAATAGTCGTTGTTGTTTTGTCAGGATAAGTCATTAGTGATCCATCTCCCTTACCATCACCCCACGCCGCGCAAACTCCTCCGGCGAATAAGGAGAGTGTTTAATCGGCAAACGGGGTAACATGCTCAATAATGCTGCGCCATTACAATGTTGCCCGCTATCATCCCAAGTCCGCTTGACGATGAACTGATCTGTCCCGTCGCGCTGGAAAATGTGATAGCCCTGAGTTCGTGCGTAACGGATGCGCAAGCGTAATTCAGGGGTCATTGCTGCCACGTCCCCGTATAGTAGCCCGCCAACGTTGCCGCGCCCGCGACTGCGCTGACTGTCACAATCGGTGCGAGCGGCGTCTGCCACAGCAGCCAGAAGCCCACAGCGACCCAGAAGACCAGACATGGCGGACATAGTAGCAGCCCGCCGAAGGTCGTCACCTCGCGCAGTCGTCGAAACGCGCCGAATGCGCCATCCTTCTTGACGAGCACGAATGCCCAGTAACAGGATGCCGCCGACAGGATGATCAGGTCAAGGGGCGTCAGGGTGATACCGTTTCCATTGGGTATACAATACTTCCCACTCCTCAAGCGAAATGATGCGATACCACTCCCAGGGCAGCGGGAAACGGTCTACGGACTGAAGATAGGCGTAAGGATCATCGTCAAGCGCCTGAAACTGCTCAAAGTAGGCGCGTTCCATTTCATCGCGGGATACCATCTGCCCACGCCTCCATGCTCTCAGCGCCCGCCACTGTCTCAGCGCGGTCATCGGCTCGTCCATCGGCGCTCACTCTCGTCTCCACGACTTCATACTCGGTGCTCCAAAGGCGTTCAATGCGCCGGATTTCTCCACGATGCAGACATGCCGCAACCGCGCTGTACTGAACCAATATAGTCTTTAAGTCAGGATATGCCAATCGATAGATCATTTTTGGGCGCATAATCTCGGTTCTCAGCTTCCAGAGCGACGTTAGTTTCGCGCCCGATTGCATCGCCTGAAGGAGTTGTTGAGCGTTCATTCTGATTCACTCTCGGTAGCAATTGCTGGAACAATTCACGGACACGCGCGTCGAAGCTGTGATGTGCCCGCACAAACGCCTCCCCTGCCGCTGCAATTTGCTGGCGTTCGTCCTCATGCTCCGGCGCGAGGTAGTAACGTGCTTTGTCGCGTAAGTCGGCTAAATCCAGCCAGGAGATGTAATGCGTGCCATCTATCAGCCCTGTGAGTTCCTCAAGACCAGGTATCGTTTGGTGAAGTAGGAATGTCCCATTTGAGATCGCCTCGAAGAGACGGTTCGACACGAAACCTTTATCGGAATACTGGTTGTCACCCACTGCGATTTTGCAGTTGCGATACAACGCGGCGCTTCGGGCAAAGTCGTAGAAGGTATTGCCGCTGCTTCTATCCCAACCCAGTCCATAAATTCCTACATCCCCACTCATCTCGTAGAGCGCCGCCGCCAGCAGTTTGCGCGCCGGGCTGTAAGCGTTGCCCTGAAAGACAATCTCATGCGCGGGCATGTCCGGCAGTTCATCCGGCACAGGCTCAAAGCCAATCTGCCAGTAAGCAGCATGTATACCGTGCGCGGCGTACACGGGTAGCACGTCGGCGTTGACGACCAGTTGCAAATCGATCTGTTTCAGCAGTTCGAGCATATCCGGCGCGGTCAACTGGTCGGCATAGACATCGCCACACCAGTTGACGATCACCGCGCCCGGCACGCTCTGCCGCGCCGCTTCGAGCATCTGCGCCGTAATGCTGTGCGCGTCGTGCAACTGCGTCAGGATCAGGTGGGGTTGAAAGTCGGCGACGGCGCGCAGGAACTTTCCGCGCTGGCGCACGTAGTCGAGTTCATAGACCAGACCGACGCGAGCGAGAGCATCAAACAACCCGCGTTTATAACGCCCGTAGCCTGGGCTGAAGAGAGGCGCGTACAGAATTCGGAGACGCTCCGGCTGAGGGTTAGCGGGCTTGGGCTGACTGTTGAGTCGAACGCCGTTGGGGTAGGCTCGGTAAAAGGCGCTGCCAATCCGTTCCTCCGTCTGCTGATTGCGCGCGCGCAAGTCGTCTCGCGCCACGCGGTCATTGACCGCCACACCGACCACTGCATCCACACGATAGCCGCGCTCCCAGATTTTCGCCGACAACGCCGCGTCGCCGCCGTAGGTGTGCTGCTCAGGCACGCCGATGTCCCACCAACCGACGAGATCGCCGAGCCATTTGCAATACAAGCCGCACTGCGCGTAGACCACATCAAGCGGACTACCGTCCGCTTTCAGAGCGCGGATGGTCTGAACATGATAGCCGGGCGCTTCGTAACCGGGCGCGGGACGATCATCCATGAAGGCGACCGCGCCGCAGTCCGGGTGACTATCGAGATAGACGAGCGCTTTAATCATTGCGCCGTCTACCACCAGCACATCATCATTCAGCAGCGCCACGTACTCGCCATGAGCCGCCGCCGCTCCCGCATTGAAAGCGCGGATCGCGCCGTAGAGCGCGCCCTGTTCAATCAGCGTCACGTCGGGCTGCGCGGCGCACCATGCCTGAGTGCCGTCCGTGCTTCCGCCGTCCACAACAACGAATTCGTATTCCATGCCCTGCGGGAGTTGACGGCGCACGCTCTCGCACATGGCACGCAGGTAATCGAGACGCTGGAAGCTGCCCGTGACGATGCTAAGGAACATTTGGGATACTCTCAGAAACGCCAGATGCATGAACTCTTACTGATATTGCCATTTTCTCTAAACATGGCGCGCAAAAGCACAAACCAAATCCGTCAAGCTGTATTTCGCACAATCCAGCGACTTCCTCTCGGCAAAGATCGCACTGGAAGGTAATTGGCTTCCTGCCTATTGAGTGAGTTCCAGGGCGGCTTAATATCCGATCAAAGACACGCTGTATATCTACTTCATTGATTATAGGCAGTAATTTCAACACATCGTAGACCTCTTGCCTGTCACTATGCTTTGTAGAGTGCGGCAGAACATCACTCCATTGGGATTGGGTTTCATAATAGTGTTGTGCTCTCCAATTCGCCAAAAAACCATCTATCATGGATTGACGTGTTCGATAGTTGATTTCATTGAAACTCACGCCCGCTCTCCCACCACTTCCGGCAGCCAACTCTGCACCAGCGTCTCCACCCGATGCCGCCATAAATGCCGCGCTTGTACCAGATTACGCCCCGCCGCCGCCATGCGTTCCCGTTCCGGGCGCTGCGAGGGCTTGACCCAATATTTGACCAGTCCGTACAGGTCGTCCAGTTCGACAAATTCGACGTAATGCACACCCGCCTTCAGCCCGGTCAGCGCTTCCAGTCCGAGCACGCGCTGCTGAAACAGGATCGCGCCATTAGCAGCAAGCACCTGGAACGGACGGTCGCTCAGATAGCCGAGCGCGTCGGGGAACTGGTTGTCGCTGATGGCGATCAGCGCGCGCTGATAGAGCGCTTGGGAGTAGGCGAAGTCATAGTTGCACTCGCCATCCGACCACTCCCACCCCGAACCGTAAATGCCCACGTCGTGCCGGATGAAGCGCAGCACGTCGTAGAGCGCCTTGCGCTTCTCGCTGTAATTGTTGCCGAGAAAGACAAGCTCATGCGCCTTCGTCTCTGGGAGCGGGCTGATCGGCGCTTCATAGCCGAACGGACAGTATTTCGCGTGGATACCCGCCTCGGCATAGGCGAACAACACCGAAGCGTTGACCGTCAGTTGCAAATCGACATGGCGCAGCAAGTCGAGCATGTCGGGCGAAATCAGGTGTTCGGGATAGTAATCCCCGTTCCAGTTCACGACCGTCAGCGCGGGGTATTCGGCACGCAAGTCCGCCAGCAGCGTCGGCGTGATCGGCGTTGTGCCCTGCATCTGCAAGAACAGCAGTTCCGGGCGCAAGCTGTCGAGTTCGGCACGGAGTGCGTCGCCCACGTTCAGCGCGTTCAGATAATCCAGTTCGCGGCACTCTCCTTGCAGCGCGAGCGCGTCGCGTAAGCCATGCTTCGTCCGCCGCTGCGTCTCGTAATACGTGCCTTTGACGAAAATCGGACAGTACAATATCCTCATGCGTGGCGCACGGCTTTCTTCTGCTCATCAGGGTTTGAGTAGTTTTGCAAGTGATATACCCATGATCGCACGCGCTTAAACTTCCCTCCATTCACTTCCCAGCGATTCCAGAAGTCGATGTCAATCGGGTCTGGAAAAGAGCCTTTCTTCGTGTCAAAGCCCCCCATGACCGTTAGGAAACTGGATTGTGAGATCAGACTTGGGTAGAACCATGCCCATTCCCCCTCGAGCCAGTTGATCGACCAGTCGCCGCCCGCTGCGACCCACGCCTCGAATTCGCTCCGGCGAAACGTTTCCGGGCGCATCCCGAAGTCCTTATGAATGTTGCGCTCGTTGACGCCGATAGCGCCCGGCTCAACCATGCACGGGGACACAATCGCGTTCAGGTCGCGCGCTTCGTAAATCGGCTCAAGCCAGCCGGGGGACACGAATACGTCGCTGTTCATGGGAATGAGCCAGTAGGCATTGGCTCGCGCCGCCATGCTATTAATCACGCGGTAGATGTCGCGGCGCTCGGCAACGCTCTCCATGATAAGCTCAAAGTTCAGCCCCGTGTTGGCGATGATACAGTCGAGACAGATGCGCAGCGCCTTGTCGTTTTCCGGCTCGTGGAGATGGGGTAGCAGAATGGACACGAGCGGTTGGGGCATGGTTAATGCTCACTCACAATCGCGCGATAAAACATAATCCCGGTCACAAGTGGCAGGAAAAAGAACACGTTGCCAACTGCTAACCACAGTCCGGCACAGACGAAACTAATAAGCATCGCAGTGATGAGCAGGAAAGTATCGTTACGTTCGCTCACAGCGTCCTCTTCGGCTTCGTTGATTTCAACGCGCCGTCTTTGTCCAACCCCATGAAGTCGAGCACCGCGTAATACTGCTCCCAGACCGCCTCCCGCTCAACCTTGAACAGGTCGTTCAGTCTCTGCAACGCCACTATACGCGCGCTTTCCAACTTCTGGCATGCCTCGACAATCTGCTGCTGCGTAAGAGTTGGCTGCTCGCTCATTTCTTCTTCGCCGTCCGTTTAGTCGTCGTCTTTGCTTTGTTTGCCGTTCGCGGTTTACGAGGCGCAGGCTTTGCCTTCGTATTGTCATTAATTTTCGCGGTGACATTTCCGTCCTCATCTGTCGCCTCGATGACTTCCTGCGTTGAAGGCGTAATGGCGAGTGGTTGGTATGCTACGACCTCCGCATCCTCTTTGGCGCGTGCATCGGCTTCAATCGCGTCATAGGTCTTCGCTGCGACATAAGCGGCTTTGTCACGTGTCTCGATTGCCCGCTTGATTGGCGCTTCGCCATATCCGGGATTGTATTTTCCCGCTTCTGCTGCGACTTCCGCCAGCACGATATAGCCAATCCCGCCGCGTTCGGGCGTGTCGGTGATAATCTCGTGGTAGCCGGGCTTGAGTTCGCTCCCGTCGTAGGCAATCTCATTCCAGTAATCGCGCACGCCTTCGCACTCGCGCAACCCGGCGATGTCGTGGAACATGAGGAGTTTTTCGGCGTGGGGTCGCCAGCGCGCATCGTCGGCTTTCACCGCGTCATAGCTGTGGTCAGCGTCAATGATGATGAGGTCAAACTGCCCCCACGTGTCGGGGTTGTCGAGTGTCAGAAACCGTATGCCGCCGAACTCGTGTCCGTAGTCGTGAATGTCCACGCTCACGACCTGCCAATTCATATCGTCGTGCAGGAAGCGCGCCAACCCCGCCCGGTAGCCTGTTCCGATTTCGAGGCATGAGGTCACGCCAAGCTCCTGGCACACGACCAGGAAGCGCGCCAGTTCATCCGCGTTCTGCTCGATTGCAAACCCCTCGCCGGGCGAGCCGAACACTTGGTGCGTCCCTCTTTGTTCAATAAGCGCTTTTAACTCCTCAAATGTTTTCACGAATTATGCTCCTTACCGTGACAAACAAGGCACATCGGAATAACGTCGAGACGATGCTCAGGCGCATAACTCCAATGGTGATAGCACTCAGCTTGCTTTCCGCATTTGACGCATAGTCTTGATATAACGGGCGCTAATCTTCCTGCACGAACTGCTTGTTGTACAGTAAAATGCGCCGAACGTTGGTCACGGTTGTTCTCTACATAGTTCCGCATAATTCGCGCCCGTGACCGTTTACCAGCTTCGCTACGTAAAAAGTTCTTTTTCTGTTCTTTTCCCTTAGGCGTTATCCCGCGCGCATTATTATCTGCGTGCGTGCAATCTTTACACCAACTCCTAAACCCACATGGATACCGTTTGTCAACATGAAAGAACTCGGTCGTAGCGGGCTTATATTCTTTACACTTGGGGCATCGCTTTTGAGGTATACTAGGGGACATGCTGGCGCTCCTGTGCGCTAGAGCCGTTGGCTGGTGAGACAGCGCGAACGGCGATTTCATTGCTCATATTATACCTGATCATTCGATCACTTGCATCTTTGCGAACGGATGTGATTTCATCCATTCGGGGAACCAGCCCTCAGCGAACGGGTCTACTGTTTCAGGATTCCAATAAGTCGAACCTACGGGATGCGTGTCATACTGACGGTTCGCCTCATAGATGTCCGTGAAGTAGTCCACATCGTGGCGTAGTTCGTTCTTATGCCCGTGAAGCTGCCACTTGTAGCGCATCATTTCAGGCGTAATTGCGTACCCTAGATGGTTCACCGCCATCCCGTGCATGTCCATTGTCAATTCAACGTTCGCCGCGCTGGGCTTGATGATGCGAACCGGAAACGCCGGATCGTGAAGGATGCACTTGTAGAAACTCCTGAAGTAGTGCCGGAACGGTAAACGCCAGCGGCGCACGTCACTATCGACTGCAACCTGGAGCGCGTATTCGAGAAGTCCCGGCTGCATAATTTCATCGTAGTCTACGGTGACAATCAGACTTGCATCCGGCGCGTACTGGTGAATGCTGTCGCGCTGAGCGCCCTCGCCAAACCAGTCGTCACGCTCGACCCAGCGCAGCTTCGCGCCCGCCGCCTGCGAAGCAATCGCGTACAGTTCGTCGCGTGTGTCCGGGCACGGGACGCTCGTGCGTGAGCCATGCGATCCTACGGGCGTGTAGAGTACCCAGTGTTCATCAACAGCGTCGATCACGCTGCGAATGGCGTAGCCGAGATAATCGCAACCATATAATAAGGCGGTATAGCTGATCACCTTCGTCACAGCGCCGACTCCACGCTTTTGCGAAAGGTCAGGTCGCGGCAGAGAGC